ATGTCACACATTCAATTAGATTATTCCAAATTAGCACCATTTGTTGCTGACCATGAATTGGAATACATGCAAACACAAGTCACTGCAGTGGACAAAGCATTACGTGAAGGTACAGGAGCTGGTAATGATTTTACTGGCTGGATTGATTTACCAGAAAACTATGACAAAGAAGAATTCGCGCGCATTAAAAAAGCAGCAGCAAAAATTCAATCTGACTCTGAGGTATTAGTAGTCATTGGTATCGGTGGTTCATATTTAGGTGCCCGTGCAGCAATTGAATTTTTGACACATTCATTTAATAATCTATTATCAAAAGAAGAACGGAAAGCGCCACAAATCTTCTTTGCTGGAAATAGCATCAGCTCAACTTATTTAGCTGATTTAATCAATGTGATTGGTGATCGTGATTTTTCTGTCAACGTTATTTCAAAATCTGGAACGACGACAGAACCAGCGATTGCTTTCCGCGTCTTTAAAGAGTTATTAATTAATAAATATGGCAAAGAAGAAGCCAATAAACGTATTTATGCGACAACTGACCGTGCTAAAGGAGCAGTAAAAGTTGAAGCTGATGCGGAAGGTTGGGAAACATTTGTGATTCCTGATGATGTGGGCGGCCGTTTCACTGTTTTAACGCCAGTAGGTCTTTTACCAATCGCTGTTAGCGGTGCGGATATTGATCGTTTAATGGAAGGTGCAAATGATGCACGTAAAGAATACGGCGCAACGAGCGACTTAAAAGAAAACCAAGCCTATCAATATGCTGCGTTACGTAACATTTTATATCGTAAAGGTAAAACAACTGAAATGTTAATTAACTATGAGCCTGGTATGCACTATTTCTCTGAATGGTGGAAACAATTATACGGTGAATCAGAAGGAAAAGATGGCAAAGGTATTTTCCCAGCAGCCGCAGACTTTTCAACTGACTTACATTCTATGGGTCAATATGTTCAAGAAGGTATGCGTAACTTATTTGAAACAGTGGTTAAAATTGAAAATCCACGCCATAGCATTTCAATTCCAGAACAAAATGAAGATCTAGATGGCTTAGGCTATTTACAAGGAAAAGAAATTGACTTCGTCAATACAAAAGCGTTCGAAGGTACGTTGCTTGCTCACACAGATGGTGGTGTGCCAAACATGATCGTTAAAGTGCCAACAATGGATGCTTATTCATTAGGTTATGTTATGTACTTCTTCGAAATTGCGGTGGGCATCTCAGGTTACTTAAATGGGGTTAATCCATTTGACCAACCAGGTGTTGAAGCTTACAAACGCAACATGTTCGCTTTATTAGGTAAACCAGGTTTTGAAGAATTAGCAAAAGATTTAAATGCACGCCTATAAAACAGCATTCTAAGATAATTTTTAGCTTTGCGGTGATACAAAGATGTTTGCTTTGAAATATTTTTGGTGATACAAATGGTGATACATTTATAAATAAAATCAGGTAACGTTTTAGTTACCTGATTTTTTGTGTTGCATTTGATATAATTCAAGTTTATTTACAGCTCGTTCTTTAACTTCAGCAGATACGTGTGCATATATCTCAGTTGTTTTAACGTTCTTGTGACCAAGCATGTCTTTAATATCCTCAAGTGGAACTCCTGCTTGTCGTAAACGAGCAGCATTAGTATGGCGACCGTCATGAATTCTGATTTTTGGTAAGTTTGCTTTTTGAATGATTCGGTGCCAAGCCGTGTCAACGGATCGTTGACGAATAGGTAAGCCAACGTTTTTTCCTCTATGATTGATAAATAAAAAATCTTGGTTTGAGTTAGTCATAGGTAATACATTACTTGTAAGATCATAATTAATACCATAGAGTTCTAAGACGGAGTTTCTCACTCTGTTTGTCATTTTTAGAGACCTTTTACCAGCATCAGTTTTAACGTCATCTAAAATTACTTGACCAGGTCGTTCTTTTCTATACAAACGCTGCTTGTCAAATGTGAGAATATTATCTCTAAAATCAAAGTTAAACCATCGTAAGGCCATTACTTCACCTTTTCTTAATCCTAAATCAAAAATAATTAAAAAAAATACATACCACATATACTCATCAAAATTTCTTGCAGTGTCGAGGAACAGATTTTCCTGCTCTAAAGTATAGAATTCTAGTTTCTTTTCTTTATTAGTTTTTTCTTTTACTTTATCTAATGGAAACTCTACTAAGTAGGTAGGATTACTTTTTACAAAACCTAATTTTTGTGCCTTTTTGAAAGCATTGGACAAGGCGGCATTTACAATTTTTACTGTGTTATAACTGAGCCCGTTTTTATTTTTTCCTAATTCTTTATTCGTAAATAAGCTATTAATAAATTTTTGGTGATCTGCAGGTTTATATTTATTTAATTGATAATTTCCTATATATGGATCAATATACATACGGATAGCATCTCGATAGACAATTCGTGATCCTTCCTTAACGTTATTTTTGTATTCGTTTATCCAAATATTCATAAATTTTGAAATAGTCATTTTTTGTGGATTTTCTTTAACGAATTCTTCAGATGCAATTTGCCCTTCAATTATTTTTGCAGCCTTCAAAGCTTCTTTATGACTTCTAAAACCCCTCTTGTGTATTTTTTGTTGCCTTCCAGTACCATTGCTACGTCCATTTGAAACGAAGTATTCCCAACGTTCTTGCCCATTTTTCAATTTGTATGATTTTATAGAAGCCATTAATCTTCACTCCTGAACATAGATTTTGGAAGAGTATAAAGTTTAGGTTTGTACCAGCCTTTTTCATAGAACTTATCCATTTTTAATTTTTTTTCTTTCCATGAAAATAAGGGGAGTGTGACCATATTATCAGTTTCAATGTCTTTTTTTAGTTTTAATTGATCCTTCAGCACATCTTGATATTCTTCTTCACTATAATATGGGTTTGTTAATATTGGATAAATTGTTACTTCTGGAACATCTCTTTTCAATCTTTCTCGCAATTCATATGGTGTCATCATTATAGTCAATCCTTTCGTAGTTTTACTGTTTAAATAAAATTAGTAACATAAAATAGAAGATTTATATTAAAAATCATTTATTTTCTCAGTATTCAGCTTAACGGATAAGAACGTATGTTCTTTTCGGTTTTAAAAGAAAAGCCCATAGGCTAATCTTACTTAGCGGATTTAAACGTACATCCGCAATTATTACATCTCCATGTGTTTTTTTTACCCTTTTTTCCAGCAAAACCAGCTAGTGTTCCTATTCCTCCAGTTAAAAGTGCTCCCCCTGCAGCCTTTCCCACAGAGAAGCCTTTACGATTATTATGCATATATTGGACGTTAAGGCTTCTACAATAAGGACAATAGACACCAAGATGGAATAGCCCTGCTTTTTTATCCGAGTGATAATAATCATTAGAATATGTTGGAGCAACTTTCTGATTTTGTTCTGTTTCGTTTGAATTACTTTCTGTAAATTCTTGAATAGGATTTTGTTTTTCTATTATTTTTTCTGTTCGTTTTATTTCTTGTTCATGTAGCAATTTCTTTGCTTTTGGATCTTTTAATATTTTATACAATGAAATAAAAAGAAAAATAGTGCCTGGAATAAATAACTCTAATGCAGTGAAAAATAATCCAATAAGAATCATATAAATCCATACAAAATAGGATAAATTATTTCTCTTCTTAAAAATACAGTAAACAAAATATACAGAAGTTACGAATAATCCTAATAAAGATGATAGACCTAAAAATGCACTCATTTTTTAGCCTCCTATATGTGTTTTTTATGGCTAATGCTATTATAAATCGTAGACAAATTATTGAATACCATATTTAGAAATACCTAATTGTATTTCTGCAGAAGTTTTCATTTCTTTAGGTGTGTTTCTTAAAGCTTCTTCTTCACTCATTCCTTCAACGGTAACTTTATAAGCTGCAGGAGTCATACCGTACACATTTAGGAATCCTGTGAGCGTATTTATGTCAGTAGAGATATTTCCATTAGTGATATCTTCTGTAGTATCAGTAATTTCAACTTCGTTCTCGGGTGCATTAGTTTCGGGAGAATTTTTGTATTCTTTTTGTTTATCTGCAAGGAAATCTTCTTTGTTACTAAACTCAAGTGGTTGAAAGACTAGTTCGCCATCTGTTAATGTGCCATCAGATTCTTTAATTAGAGTTCCTAAATTAGAGCTCATTGATTTTCTTCCATCCGCTAAAATATTAAATTTAAGGTCAATTAATGAAGAGTGGTCTACTTGACCATTTGAATATGTCCCGTCTTCATTAATAAAAAATAGGTTTCCACTTTGAGGAATACCCCAACCTCCAATAAAATCAGCTAAACTTACTTCCACATGTGGTTTTTCCACAGATGTAGAAGAAGTAATAACATTGGACGTTTTAGTTATTGAATTTGATTCGTTTTTCTTCGTATTACCAGATGATTCTTTGGTGACAGAGATAACAGTAGAAGAGGACACTGTTGTTTTTACTTCTTTTTTATCCCCATCAGAACAAGCAGTCATTGAGAACAAAGATATTCCCAACATAAATAAGATACTATTTCTCATAATATAGCTCCTTTACTTTAAAACCATTTAACAATCCCCAATGTACCGTTAGGTTTAAAAAACAATTTATAATCGCCGTATACAAGACCTTCGGGAAACTGTTTGGAATAAGCAGATAAAGCACATTCCAGGGCTTGTTTTGTAATGCCTAGGAAATCGGCGCATTCCCAAACATATGTAAAACGTTCATGATAGCAGTCAATTAAATCTTGAGGTGTGACTACCATTGTTGCTCCAATATCACGAGCTTTTTGTTCTTGTTTTCTCTTTTCATTTGTATCTTGATCTATTATATCACCAACCGACGTGAGGTGATGCCCGATTTCCTCTGCAACTGTACTAGTTAATTCTCTAGGATGTTGTTGAGGATTTAAATAAACAACATTATTAATATACAATCCCTTTTGCTTTTCTGGCATGTTTGGTTCAAACTTATATGTTAAATCTGAAAAGCGAGCCATCAGTTCTTCTGACGTAACCATAAAAACACCTACTACTTTAATTATTTGTGATCGCGTTTCTTAATATAATCAATGAAAGAGAGAATCTCATTCATTTCTGTATCTGAAACGTCATCGTCTATATGAGCAGCGACGGTTAATTGTTTTTTTGATAAGGAAGTATCTTCAAAACTTTCTCTCCCATGTAAATAATCTAGACTTACATTGAAATAGTCAGCAATCTTATTTTGGATATCTATATCTGGAGTTCTTCTTCCTTGTTCATAGGAAGAGTAAGTCGTTCTAGCTACACCAAGTGCATTTGCAACATCAGTTTGTGTTAATTTTTTTTGTTTCCTTAATTCTGTTAAGCGTGTACCGAACATAATGTTACCTCCTACGATTCGTTATGTACATATGATACTACGCAAACTGCGTAGTTTGAAGTTAAATATATTGAATGTGTCAAAAAGAGTAATTAATTGTTGACATGTGTCAAAATGCGTATTATTATAAAAGTACGCAATACGACACATAAAGGAGGACGTAAAATGAGAGATTGGCTATTGAAATTGCGTATAAAAAATAAAATGACTCAAGAAGAGGTTGCCGTTAAAGCGGAAATTTCAAGAACCACATATGCATCTATTGAACAGGGAAGAAGAAGACCGTCTGTGGAAAGTGCTATGCGAATCGCATCAATTTTGGGTTTTGATTGGACACTTTTTTTTGAATAACTATGACTCGTTATGACTCTTTATATTTGGATAGGAGGTGAAAATATGCCAGAAAAACAAAAGATGATTGATTTCATTTTGGAAATCATGCCAAACGTAAAGCTTATTGTTGAACTAGCAACAGATGATCAGTTAATTCGTCTGTATGAACAAGCACAGGATAAGTTGAACTATCAATTAGATCTAATCTAATTGTATTAAAAAATACATCATATAAAAAGATGGTTAATTAAGAAAGGAAGAAGTAAAAGTAAATGTCAATGTCAGTAATATTAAGAAAGTCGTTAATCGAAGTTCTTAATAAGAAAAATGAAAAGAAGAAAGATGTGGCACGTGAAATCAGTACATCTCAACAATCATTGAGTGATTGGACTTCTCAGAATAATGTTAAACCAGTAACGATTGAAAATGCTCTAAGGCTTAGTGATCACTTTAGAGATTCGACTTTCACAATGGAAGTTATTCATCAGTTTTTTGGAATGTTTAAAACTTGCGATGGAGATGTTTATCGAAAAGATCCTTCATCATTGGACCGATTACAGAAAATTGAATCTAATGAGAGAAAAGCATTGAAGCATGACATCGAAAGAATTATTTTGAAAAATCCTGAATATTTATCTGAACAAGATATTTCTAAAATAGTTGCATACGCAAATGAATATTTAGATGAAGTAATTGTTGAAATCACACTACTTAGTAGCTTATGTGATCTTGCTTCAATCGATATTCGTTATTTAAGTGAGCAACGCTTTCCATATTGGGAACAATTAGGATACATGAGGAAGGAGAATATAAATGGCACTAGAAGTTATTGATTTTAAATCAAAAAAAGATCGAAAAGTTAATTCAAAGAAAATTCCACCTTTGAAAGCAATAGAAGTAGCAAAAAGAAAAAATGTTTCAGCTGCTACTGTTACAAGATGGATGAAACGAGAAATTGATCCATTGCCTGCTAAAAGAAATGGTGGATTGGTAAGAATAGAAGTCGATGATTTAGAGGAATGGTATGAAAGAAACTTTATATAGGAGGGTCTCTAGTGAAAAATAAGGAACTTGCAATTAAAACAATGATGACACTTTCCGTAGGAATTTTATTCTTTGTGTTTATTTTATGTTTGATTAAATCACAATTTTTAACAGCGATTATATTAGCACTTTTTTTTATGTTTATCAGAGTGCTATGGGTAAATAGGGGTGGAAAATAAATGAAGAAAAGAAAACCAAAAAGCTTATACGAAGCTAGAATTTTAGGAGCATTTATTCTTGTCTTTATATTAGGGTTATTAATTAAAAATAGTGTTCCAGCGGGCTATCTACTTTTGATTATTGGACCAATTGCAGTTGTTTGGTTCATGAAGTACGACGATGCAAAATATTTAGTTTACACAAAAAAAGAGACTCATTCGTCAGCAAACGATTAAGTCCCATACAAAAATTATACACGAGAATTATAACATAAAAACTGGAGGAAATAAAATGGATAATGAGTCAAATAAATTAATCATGTCAAAACGTTTTGAAGAATGGTTTAAAAATGCGACTGAAAATTGCGCAGAACAAGAATTATACGCTACAGCGTTAATTGCACGTATGGATTGGTTAGTTGATCCAATAATTAGTAAAAGTTATAGATATGATTTAACAACAGAGCTGAATCAAAATCATAGTAGTGCTTGGTATGATGTTGCTACTGAAATTTGTAACAAACGCAAAGAAACAGTTATACGAGCAATCTTAGAAGACAATATTGAAATTGAAGGAGATTAATTGTATGAAAAACATTAGCTTGGAGTCAATCCGTATTCATAATTTTAAAGGTATATCGGACCTGATGATTGAACCAAATGGTAAAAGTATTGATATTTTTGGAGACAACGATGCAGGCAAAACAACTATCTATGATGCTTTTCTCTGGTGCTTGTTCAACAAAGATTCAAAAGAACGTACTAAGATTCAGTGGCGTCCACTTGATGAAAATAGCGAGCCAATTCGCGGTAAACAGACATCAGTAACTGTCGTTTTGACTATCAATGGTCAGGCAAAGGAGTTTGAAAAGGTCCGAGGAGACAAAGAGGTTATCAAACGAAATTCGGAACACAAGTCTTATGAGATGTTTACAAAATACCTCGTAGACGGATTAGAGACCACAACTAAGAAAGCATTTGACGATGAAGTAGAAAAAGTATTAGATCAAGACACATTTAAGAATCTGACTAGTGTGACTTATTTTTGTGAGCAGTTAGTGGCAGATGAACGACGTCAAAAGCTTTTTGAATACTTTGGCAGCAAGACAGATGAAGAGATTATCAACGAATCGCCATCAATTCACCAATTAAAAGAAATTATTGGTAATGATGACATTAAAACAGCTCGTGAGCGTGTGCTTCAAGAACAAAAGCGAATCAACGAAACGCTGAAAAATATTCCTGTAAAAATCGAAGGTATTCAAGCAGCATTGCCAGATATTGAAAATATCAACAAAGAGCAACTATTAACCACTCGCAACGAGTTGACATTAAAGAAAAATGACATCGAAAACCAGCTCGTTACTATTAGAAATGGTGGTAATATTTCAGAATTAATTGCAAGTCTTAATACAAAACAAGAAGAATTAACTGCTGCTAAATTGAAGCATGATAATGCACAGAATGCACGCATTAATGGCATTGAGCAAGGTAAGTCAAAACTCTTTGCTGATCTCAATAAAGCCCAGAAGACGTATGCAGATGAAGAATCAAGTCTTAATGTAACAGAACGTTTGGTTTCTATAAAAGATAATGAACTGATTGCATTAAATAAAAAGCATGAAGAATTGTACGACAAATATGATGAAGTAGAAGCTGAAGAATTTACAGGCGGTCTAGTTTATACCAAATTATCTTTCAATGAAAATCTTTTAGTTTGTCAGCACTGTAATCGTCCATATGATGTCAAGGATCAAGATGAAATGAAACGACATCATGAGGAAGAAGAGCAAAAACGTGCAGAAGAAATTGAGTTAACAAATAAAGAAATAAAAGCCCAGTTTGAAGCGGATAAGCAAATCAAGCTCTCTGAAATTCGAGAAAAAGGCATTCAAAATAACAAAGATCGCGAAGCCCTAAAAAAAGAGATCGGCGAGTTAAAAGAACAACTATTGATTAAAACAGAAGCATATAACATTGCTAAAAAACACTTGGAAGATGTGAAGGAAAACTTAGCTGATGTAGAGCAGCAGATTTCCTCATTAAAATTAGACAAAATACCATTTGAAGCAACTGAAAAATATTCAACTATCACTAAAGAAATAAAAAAATTGCAAGAGTACATTACTCAAAGTAACGAAGCTATTCTAGAACAAACTTCCTCTAAAACAAGTGAGATTACAGAAATAGATAAAGAAATCGCAATGATTGATGAAAAATTAGCCTTGCTAAAAGAGTATGAAAGACAGTTATCGATTATTGAAGATTTCAATGAACAAGAGCGCCAATTATCACATAAGAAAGGCGAAGTATTACAAAAATTAGTACTATTTGAAGAATTCTTTATAACAAAACAAAACATGCTGCAAGAAATTATAAATAGTCATTTCTCAGTTGTTAAATGGAAATTGTTCGATTTCTTTGAAGATGGAGGACTTAATGAAGCAGTATGTGAGCCGATGATTGACGGGGTGCCGTTCAGTTCTCTAAATAACGGAAGCAGGATGCAAGCTGGATTAGACGTATCCAACACTCTAATGAAACAGGAAGGCTATATCGTTCCAATTTTTATCGATAACGCTGAAGGTTTGACTAATCACAATAGAGACTCTGTTCAAGTAGACACTCAAGTTATTGCTATGTATGTAAATGAAGATGATAAAACTTTACGAATCAAAAATCACAAAACGGAGGGAAAATAGATGACACATGAACTTGCAGAAAATAAGATTTACGGAAATAGATTAACTAAAATTAACGATACCTTTATGCCACAAGTAGAATCACAGTTATTGAGTAATGGAATAAATATGACTGAATATCAAAAGCAATGCGTAATAAGCGCTATACAAGGAATTAATACAATGCTAACAAACTCAAACTTGTCAATTAATGATGTAGATTCAACAAATATGACAGAAACATTAATGACAATTGCAGCATTACAAGTCAATGCTTCAGCTATTCCTCGTGAAGTCTATTTTCAGACTAGAAATGTTAATAGGAAACAGTTTGGTCAATCAGATAATTGGGTGAAAGTAATTGAAATGGGTATTGAAGGAGATGGAAACGATGCTATCCTTTCAAAATTTGGACGGAACGTAAAACATGTTCATCGTCATTGGGAAGTGAGAGAAGAAGACCATTTTTCGTACCCAGGTTATAAAGGATTATCAGTGACAGATCCAGAATGGGGCCAACTGGTAAAGGAAAAGTAGTTAGAGTTGTTTATCCTATTGAAATGTCTGACGGTACAATCGAGTATCACATTGCAGAACGAGAGGATGTTGTTAAAAATTTAATTGCTCATATAAACCAGAACCTTATGAATGAAACTTTTGGTATAGCTAAAAAGAAAAAAGACGCAAGTTATCAGCAAAAGCAGGAAATTGATAATAAAAAGCAAGAAATCATGAACAATTTGAAAACAATGTCTTTAGATGACATCTTAGACAGTCAAGAATATCAATCATACATTAGTCCCGCATGGAAATCTCCACAAAGTAGAGAATCCATGATTGTTCGTAAAATGAGAAACAACATTGTTAAGAAAATTCCTAAAAACTTCGAGAATGCTTATGTCGCTATGCAATATCAGTCGCAAGACGACGAAGTAGTTAAATCAGTTAGAAAAGACGTCACAGAACAAACAGCACAAGAGGTATTCGATTTTGATGAAGAACCGTCCGAAGCTACACAAGAAACTATGAAACACGATAAAGAAACTACAGCAGATACAACTATCATCGTTCCAGAAGAATTAGCAAAAGAGCCTGTCACTAGTCATGAGAAAGATAACGAACCAACACAAACAGCATTTTTCGATGATCTAACTACAACTATTACATCTGACACAGATGGACGTGGCTTTTAATGGTTGAAATTAATATACAAGGATCTTCATCTGCAGGTAATAATTATTTACTTGCAGATGGAAACTCTTCCTTAATGTTAGAAGCAGGATTAAAGCCTAAAGATATTATGAAACAAGGTATTAATTTTTCAAATATTCAAGGGTTACTTGTAACACATGAACATGGTGACCACTCAAAGTATATCAATGATATTTTACTCGCTGGAAGATTTGATGTGTGGGCCTCACGAGGAACTTTAGAAGCATTAGGTATAAATAGACGGTCACATATTTTAAAAGCTAACCAGCAACAGAAAATTGGTGATTGGTTAGTTAAACCTTTTGCCACTATTCACGATGACAAAAAGGCACGGGCGAGAGAACCACTGGGCTTTCTTATTCTTTCGCCTAGTGGAAAGAAAATAGTATTTGCTACAGATACTAACTATTTACCTAAAACGTTTAAAGACGTCACTCATTGGCTCGTTGAGTGTAATCATGATATCAAGTTAGTAAGACAGAGCAAACTGCCAAAAAGTGTTCAAGATCGAATTTTAAGAACGCATATGAGCATAGATGCCTGCAAAAAGTTTTTTCAGTCAACTGATTTAACAAAAACAGAAGAAATATATCTCATCCATTTAAGCGACAAGAATAGTGATCCAGAAAAATTTAAAGAAGAAATAGAAAAAATAACCAATAAAAAAATAATTATTGCATAGAGAGTGGAGGTGTGACATTGAATTATTTACAACAGATTCTTGCGTTTGACGATTATTTGCTTTATAAACAAAAGCTTTCATCAGGTCAGATTGCTTTATGGCGTGCATTAATGTCCATAAACAACAAAGCAGGATGGGCTACATGGTTTACAGCAGCTAATGCAACATTAGAATCTTTGTCAGGTTTGTCACGCTCAGGAATTAATAAAAATAGAAACGCGTTAAAGCAACTAGGCTTGATTGATTTTAAAAGTAATGGTCGAAAAGCTACTTCTTACAAGGTATGCGTACTTTATACGTTAAATAGTGCGCAAGAGAGTACACAACAGAGTAACGATAAAGTGACACTAAAGAGTACAACGCAGTCAACGAACAGTGGCACATTAATTAAACATAAACAAAACATAAACACAAATAATTCTTTTTCACCAGAAACAGATAAAAATAAATTAAATATATACGCTGCCGTCGAACAAAATTTTGGGAGACCACTTTCGCCTATCGAAATGGAAATGATTAAACAGTGGCAAACAGAAGATGGTTATCCAGATGACCTTATTCAATTAGCCCTTAAAGAGGCAGTTCTTAATCAGGCATTCAGTCTAAAGTATATGGACCGCATATTGTTAAGCTGGGAACGTAAGGGAATAAAGACAAAAAAATCAAGCTATAAAAAAAATTAGTGAATACAATATGCGAAATGATCAAGAGGAGATTTCTGTCGATTCAATACCAAAAGTTACAATGCATAACTGGTTAAATCCAGAGGGAAATTAAGAGAGAGGTGCTGTGATGAAAGCGTGGAGTCAGTTTGAAAAAATGATTGAACAAACCAACGAGTGGTATTGTCGTAACAGAAAAGGCACAGTAGCAAAAATACCTAATGGAACTAAAACTATAAGGGTTGGTGGAAAACCTGTAGTGATTCCAACTAACAAGACAGGATGCGATTTTATCGGACATTTGAAGGGTCGGCCAATCGCCTTCGATTGCAAATCTACTGAAAATAAAACCGCATTTCCATTTTATGATGGAAATAAACCAATGTTAAAAGATCACCAAAAAAATTTTTTAAAGGATTTTAAATTAAGCGGCGGAACAGCATTTTTATTAATTCAATTCAACAAAAGTCATCAAGTATTTTTAGTGGATGTTGATGATTATTTAAATATGCAAAAAAACTTAGGACGTAAGAGTATTCCGTTAGATTACTTAAAAGAATTTGAGGTTCGACAGCATGGATACTATTCACATTATTTAGAAAAGTTAGAGCAAAACTACTGGCAATAACAGATTTAGGAGGAGTGGAAATGAGTATTGCATTACCAAAACAAAAACATTTAAGAGGTCCGTTACTTGATTACCTGAGAATTGCAGAGGATAATGGCGACTTGTTTGCATGGAGAAAGGCGTGCGAAATTGGGCGAGAAATATTCTCAGGTGATTTTTCAGACAATGCTAAACCATTAATTGTTATATACAAAGATAGATCTTCAGAAGTATTTAACACAAGAGCTGATGTAATTTCAGCGTGTCGAATTGGAAATGAAACTTTGCGAAAATGTTTGGAGACTGGTGAACAAGATAGATTGGGTCGCTGTTATGACTATGCCATTTTAGAGTAGCAAATTGTAATAGCAAATCGTATCTTTTGGTTCAATGGGTTATTCATTATGAATTTTAAAATTATGAGTTTGGAGGGGGAGCAATGGGAAAGAATTTACTCAGAGAGAAGAAGCGATTAATACGACAAAAAATTCTTTTTCTGACGGGTGAAAACGAATCTTGGATGAAAAATCCAGAAATCGTGAAAGAAGTCCAGAGGCTCTCTAAGCAACTAGAGTCAGATCTTATAGCGGATAAGCGACCATTACCCAGTTTAGATCCTGATAAATTAACAAAAGAGAAGTACCAACATTTCTTAGATTTAGGTTATCAAGTAGGAGATATTAAGAAAGCTTTAGGACTAGGCACAACAACCTTTCAAAATTGGCGAAAGGCTAACGGAATAGAAAATAAAATTAATAGAAAACAAAAGAAAGAGGAGAGTAAACTTATGAAATTTAACATTAATACAGCAAGTTTATTATTACCAGGAACATTTGGAGCAGAAGGAAAAGAGTGTATTACGATTTCAAAAAGTGGGTTGGCTTTGAGCGGTCCAGTTGTGAGACGACTAAACAAACCTGAATGGGTTCAATTGTATTTAGACGAATCAAGATTAGCATTGTTTGTCATTCCCTGTAAAGCGACGGACGAAGGCGCTAGAAGTTGTGTAAATCCGAAGTCAAAAAAGAAAGCAGGGTATCGTAAAAGCTGGTCAGGTAGCATTTTAGAGAAGGTATCAAAAGCCAGCAAGATGGATATTGAAAATCATCGTTATCATGTTGAACCAGAAAGCGTTGAAGGCTATCCAACTGCTCTTGGTTTTGATTTAACAAAAGCCGTAAAAAATTAATTCTAAATTGTTGAGGGTGAAAAAATGAAATTAACTAGTGTGACATTTAAGCCGTTGGCTGAACGTTTTCCGCCAATTGTAGCAATAGATTTAAACCAATTAACACCAGATGAATACGTGACACTTAGAAATTTGGGTTATGATACACAACTTTCTAAAATTACTAAAAGGACCTTTGAAGAGTTGGAAGGCCATTTGGGAATTCGAGGAGACGTTGCAAAGAAAAATGGATTTTATGTATTAGTTAAATAATCAGAAAGGAGTGGAGTTTGTGGCCACAGTAAAGAATTCTTTACTCCTTTGAAATTATGATACAAATTTTAGAACTATTTGGTGGTATTGGTGCGCCGAGAAAAGCATTAATAAATTTAGGAATTCCGCACAAATCAATTGATTATGTTGAATGGAATGAAAAAAGCAGTACGAAGTTATAACGCTATGTTTGAAAAAGAAATAAAATATCAACCACAATCTGTTGTTGGATGGAATTTGAAGCCAGATATTTTAGTGCATGGTAGCCCTTGTCAAGATTTTTCTATTGGTGGTAAGCAATATGGCGGTAATGTTGAAGATGGAACAAGAAGTAGCCTGATGTTTGAGACACTTAAAATTATAGAAAACTTTGGTATATGGAAACCTCAAGTAGTAATTTGGGAGAATGTTCCGAATGTATTCTCAAAAAAACTAGTTGGAGCGTTTCAAAAATACTTAAGTGATATGGAAAAACTAGGATATTTCACAACATATAAAATCTTGAATGCAATGGATTTTGGTATTCTTCAAAAAACGAAAAAGAGTATTTGCTATTAGTAAATTAGATGGTGAACCATTCAACTTTGATCTACTTAAACACAGACCACTAAAACCACTGGGGGATTTTCTGGAAGTCACCACTGATCAAAAAATATTTGGTGACACAGCCTAGCATGTTATCAAAGATTAGAAGTAAAAGTAGCTTAGCAAATGGTTTCAGTGGCAGATTAGAAGTCGTAAACGATTTTGTTTATACGATTACCACGAGACAAGATCGGTGTCCCAATAGCGGTTTGATTGAGTATGAGAAGAACAAATATAGGATTCTAACTGAAAAAGAGTGCTGGAGGTTAATGGGATTTGATGATGATGATTTTAACAATGCTAAAAAAGCAAATCCTGGAAAAAAAACGAAAAGTACAAAAATACGACACTTTATCATCAAGCAGGAAAACAGTATTGTAGTCCCTGTTTTAGAAGCGATTTTTGAATGTATATTACCAGAAAGCGAGTGAAGAAGATGATTCCAAAATTTAGAGTGTGGGATAAAAACACCAACGACATGGTGAACGTTAAAATAATTGACCTCGAAAAAGATGGCAGTATTGGTTGCATAGTTGATTATAACGGCATTGATTTAGATATGACTGAATGTGTCATCATGCAATCAACAGGCGTAAAAGACAAGAACGGCGTTGAAATTTTTGAGGGTGATATAGTTAAGGTCACGGTGAATAATTATGGAACTGGTGAACGATTTGAACAAATCGATAAAGTTGTTTATGAAGACTGCAGATTTTGTTTTAATGACGGCTTTTATTACTCAGAAACTATCAAATATTCTGGATATGAAAATAAAGAAGTCATCGGAAATGTCTACGAAAATCCAGAATTATTGGAGGGAAATTAAATGCATGAACTAATAAAAGAAATTGAACGTCAACTTGAGATGGATCGTGTTGAAGAAGGAAATATGTCAGCAGAAGATGTTTTATACATCGTAAAAGGTTTTAAAAAACCATATCTAAACGAAAATCAACAGATTGTGCTGGATTGGTTGAAAGAACGATTTAATGAAACTGAAATTAAAGCATCTTGTACAGGTTACCTTTGGACATTACATCAAAGTTATATCGATGATGAAGCTGATGAAGCAGGTATAGCTTATGAAGAACTAAGTTATGAAGAAGAATCCGAAATGGTACGAGTATTTGCAGAATGGTTTGAACAGGAGAGAAAATAAATGGTTTATGAAAAATTGCGCTTGGTAACAGCGTTACTGAGTGGAGATATTTATCTTGGTAAAGCACAAGATGGCTTGATGGACGTAAACTATCGTCGAGTAATTACAGATGAGGCTATTCAAGCAGTGACAGACTGGTTTTTTTGTAAATAAAAGAAAGACAGTCCGATTTAAAAGTATTGATGGAAAAGAGCAATAGTTTATTTTATACATCTGATAAAGAAAAAGCGAAAAAAAATTCTGGCTATTTTAGAGGAGGAAACAACAATGAAAAAATTATGATCCAAATATCCGATGGGGACTGCATACAATCAAAGTAAGTTTTCAGCAATGGGACTATAAAGGACATGTAACTTTTGTAAAAAATGGTAACTGTAAAGGTTTAGACGTATTAAACATAGACGCAGACGATTTATATGACATGAAATTTAAAGAAAACCCAGTCAATTTTAGATTACTTGGCACAGATGTTGAAGGTGGCGAGTGGTTCGCGATGACTTTGAAAAATGATAAAGACGATGAATTGTTAGTTGAAGATCAGTGGGAATGTTCGAAAAGATTATATCGTAGGTATTGAGATTGTTTGATTTTGTAGAGGAGGAAGCAAAATGAAACTATATCGATAGTGAAAGTTCAAAAAATACTGGATATTGGACAGAAAGCATAATTCAAGCAAAATAAAGAATTCGAAGAGGAAAAAGACTATCTAATATCAAATGAGCCAGAGGAAGATGAAACAGTAAAATTAGTCTCAATTGAGATACCAGATGACTTGATAGATGAACTAGAAGATGAACGCAAAGAGTTGAAACAGGCTATATTAATGCATGATCCAGATCGTTTAGATGAAAATCCAAGAGAAGATGGCTATGACTTTGATTATTATGCTGCTTGGTCCGATGATGTAGCGAAACGCAAGGAGAAAGCGGAATGAGTGATTATTTAGATCGAATAAAAAAGATAATGGAGATTAAATCAAGATCAGAAGCGCTAGAGGTTATGGAAGAATCTTTAAAAAAAGGGTTTAAATATGTTGTCAGAGACTGCGACAGCGAGTATCTTTCCTTCTTTTCCCTGAAACCTAAAAAATATATGGACCTAGGTTCGTGGGGTTATGTTAATGAAAATGCACAAGGTGCATTGCCATCAATCGTAGTTCTTAGAAATACAGATATTACTGAAATTTCATGGCGTAATAAACAACCGATCATAATTACTGAATTTTTGAAGTATCAAAAAGCTGGACTTGAAGACGAACTTTTTAGAATGGAGGATGGAAATTAATGTCGCATTTAACAAACAATGAACTTCTGATTATCAGTTTCTTAATCAAAGATGGAATTAAAGCCTTTGATTTTCGTGGTGGTTTCCGCGATTGCTGGTTCACCGAAAAAGAATCCAATGAATTAGCCAATAAAATAGAAAAAATATCAGATATTATTTTCGAGCGGGATCGTGACGAATTTTGGTATGAAAATGAAGATAATGACAGAGTACACCATTTGAAAATTTTACCTGAATATTTTGAAGCGGTCGTTTCTGGAAATAAGTGTTTTGAAATCCGAAAAAATGACCGTAACTATCAAAAGGGCGATATCTTACGATTAAACGAATATCAAGACGGACAATATACAGGTCGCTTTCATGTCGTGGAAATAACATACATTACAGATTACGCCCAACAAGATGGCTATGTCGTCTTAGGAATTAAGTGAAAGTAGGTAACTAATGAAAACGGATTTAACCAGACAAGCTGAGAAATGCTTGTGGAACTACACCAACAAAATGGGAGTGTTCGGCTGTTTTGAAGTTACTATTGGGTGGTTTGGCAAGGAAAGAGTCGACTTTATGACTTATTCTACTGACAACACTATTAGATGTTATGAAATAAAAGTAACGTTGGCAGACTTAAAAAGTTCCGCAAAACAAACGTTTTTAGGTGATTATAACTATTTAGTTGTCACTAACGAATTATGGGAAAAGATTCAAGCCAATCCAGATTTAAAATGGAAATATAGCAATCAGGGAATACTAATTTTTTCTGAATTAAGACACAACTTAGGCATTACAAGTGTCAAAAAAGCGAAAAAGCAAAATGTCACATTAGGAACACGAGCGACGGTCTTGGAAAGCATGGTGCGCTCTTTGAATCGAGAAGTTGAGAAGTTTTATAAGGTAAAGCCTTTTTGGGGATTAAGTGAGGAGGCCAAATAGATGAAAATTATAGCAAGAGATCGAGTGACTGGAAAAACAACAGAGCTAGTTAAAGAATCAGCTAGAACAGGTCAGTATATTTTAGCATCGAATAAATCGCATGTCCGAGCTATTGAACAAATTGCCAAAAAAGCAGGCGTTACTATTCCATATCCTGTTACGGTGGATGAGATTGTAAGCATGGACCGCTTTACATGTGCCAGTTCTATTCAACGAGATGGATTGCTAGTGGATGAAGCAATTATGGTTTTAAGTAAACTAATTGGCTTAAAAATCACTGGTGTGACTATATCTCTTGAAGGAGAAGAACAATGCTAAGTTATCCAGAATTATATATACTGGGCCGTCAAGTAGACGGCGTGTATGTTGAGTACCTGCATGGATCAGAGCAAGCCGATTTATTTTTCGATTATGCGATAGCTTGTGATGAAAGAAATCATATGAATAAAACCAATATGAAAGATGGCACTTGGGAAATTTTAAAGTATGGCAGACCGATCACGCTAAAGGAGAATTAAATGAAAACAGCTGAAGAAGAAATTAATGAATTACTGGGCAAATACAATTTTGATTTAGCGGTTTTAAAGGATATTAACTATAGATTATCTTGCTGTAGAGAGGAAGCATATGCCAGACAGCAATTACGATATCTAAAGAATCAAATCATCATGGGATTTGCGACTGAAAAAAAGAAATAATAAGATATTAATTAATGAAAAGAGGAAAATTTATGGGTAAGAAAAAATCAAAAATTAAAAAGAAAAAGCGTCGTTTACAAGAGAAAGCAATGGCCAATGGAACGATAAATACGAAGAAAAAATAATCAGAGGTGGATTATGTGGACTTTAAGCCAGCCAAACTATCCGAATTAGAGAATTTTGATGGAAAGCATGTTATAATACTAGTTAGCAACGGGCAAACAAAAGTAGCCGATCTGCCTGAACATGGAATTGTTGAAGTAATATCTCATGCTGGTAAAGTAACGTTTATTGAACAAAAAATTAAAGAAAAATTTTAATATAGTCTGACTAGACATACTAGAAGACATCTGACCAATTGTGTTTTTACACATTGGTTAGGTGTCTTTTTGTATTTTTATTAGAAGGAGCGATTCGCCGATGTTAGACCAACACGGAAGAGAAATTTTGATTCAGGAATATAAGTCTGATTTAAAAGACGCAAGTCGTCAGCATCGACGAATTGCAAAGAAGAAGTATCAAATTGAAAAAAATGGCAGATTAGAAACAATTGATGACCGCACTGCAGAAGATATAAAGGAACAGTCCATTTATGCTGAAATTATTTCATCTACCAAATATGCGTTATATTGGCTTGAACATGGAATTGAGCGACCTCTTGATGAGGAGGCAGCAAAAAAAATACCTAAATATCGCAGAGCTAAACATATTACAAATATGGATAAGATATCATACGAAATTTATTGTAACCAGTATGAATCTGCACGTAATTACCCTATTACTGAAGAGAAACAAGAGATGTTGATTCAACTTAAAGAGTTGTTATCAACGTTCAGCGAGAGAGAACGTGATTTATTTGATTATATCCATAATCAGCAACTTACTTATGCAGAAGCAGCTGAAAAAATGGATATTAAAGTAGGGACTGCTAAATCCATGTCACAACGAATTAGGAATAAAATTGATGCTTATTTTGAATATGGACATCAGATTTCATTATTTTAAATTTCATTTTTTTGTAAACCATTCCCACCTATAGGTGAGAGGTAAAATTCTCCTATTCTAAGTTGGTAGAGTAGCTTAATAATATTTACTTGTAAAAAAATACAAGAGAGGAGGTGTTCCTCCTCCTCTAATTTTCTACAAATTACAAGTAAATTAGGTAGACGTGTAGCTCAATAGGTAGAGCAGTTGATTTTTAATCAATGGTGCGTGATTGCTTGTGCAGGTTCGACTCCTGTCACGTCAATAAGTGGGAAACCACTTAAATAAAAAATCGGTATATGTCAATAAATGTTTCTACTACTGTGACACACGATTTTCACTCCTTCCTTTCAAAGTGCCTGCCTGCGGAAACAGGAAAAGGCGATCAACCTAGTATTGTTATTCAGTGTGGATTCGGCTAGGCGTTCCACACAAATTTAAATAGGGGATACATTATGAATTACTGGTACATAAGTTTAAGTAAAAATTACCCACCAAAAATAACTCGAGAAGTAAAATTAAATCGTGACTTTGCAATTGTTGAATGTATACGACCTGTTAGTAAAAAAATGTCTAGAAAGCTAGATTTAATTTACATTGGATATGGCTTTTTTAAGGATTCTCACATTCAGTATAATTTCAAATCACATATACCATAATTAAGTTGATAAATGTTCTATGATGACTGTACAAGTATCTAATACTATGGTTATATAGACACACCTAGATGAGGGATTATTACATTTTTGGAGGGAATAAGATGAAACAATTTGGAAATGAGAATTATACAGTAGTGATTAACGAACAAGAAATTAATGTAATTTTAGAAAATAATGATTCGGTATCGATTAATTTTGTTAATATGCCGAATCAAGAAAATACTTATATTTTATCTATTAACCCTAAAGCATATACGGAGTTGGCTATAGATGAGTATCAAGAATTATTAAAAAGATATAAAGAAGCAGAAATAGCTGCGATTGAAATTAAAAACTGTCTTGAACAAGAATACTTATTAACTATTATCTAAAAAGCCTAATTAGGCTTTTTTATTTGTTTAAAGGAGAAAAAATATGCAAATAGAAAAAATGAAATTATCTGATCTGAAAGCAGCTGATTACAATCCAAGAGTTGATTTAAAACCAGGAATGCAAGAGTATGAGAAGCTAAAACAATCTATCCTAGAATTTGGATTTGTAGATCCGCCTATTTACAATATTCAAACAGGCAATCTAGTTGGTGGACATCAGCGTGTCGCTGTTGCCAAAGAACTGGGCTTGTTCAATGAAATAGAGGTATCCGTGGTAGATTTATCTCTTGATAAAGAAAAAGCGCTCAACGTGGCTCTAAATAAGATTTCTGGTCGGTGGGATGAAGAAAAACTCTCTATTTTATTAAATGAATTAGATGATGAAGCTGTTAATCTGACTGGTTTTGATACTGAGGAAGTAGATGGTTTGCTCGCTTCTTTCAATTATGAAGAAGATATTGAGAAACCGATTATTGAAGATGATTTTCAAGTTAATGAGTTCATAGAAAATCATCATGAAGCTAAAACTAAATTGGGTCAATTATGGAAACTTGGTAATCATTATCTATTGTGTGGTGACGCGACAAAGCCTTCGGATGTTGAAAAGTTATTACAAGGAAAAAAAGCAAATCTAGTTGTGACTGATCCACCTTATAATGTAGCAGTAAAATCTGACAATAAAGAATTAAACGAATCTGGTCGGGAAAAAATTATGAACGATGACATGAGTGATGAAGAGTTCGATCAATTCTTGATGTCAGTATTTCAAAACTATTCTAACGCAATGAGAGATGACTCAGCGATTTATGTGTTTCACGGATCATCTTATCAACGTGAATTTGAAAACAGCATGAACGCTGCTGGAATTTTTGTCCGTTCCCAATGCATATGGGTAAAAAATAATGCTACGTTTGGGTGGAGTCAATATAGATGGCAACATGAGCCAGTTTTCTACGCTCATAAGAAAAAACAGGCACCTGTCTGGTACGGTGATAGGAAACAAACGACCGTTTGGCAAGATGATCTATTAGAAGATTTACCAGCTACTATTTGGAAAGTACCAAGAGATGATGTAGCAACTTACTATCATCCTACACAAAAGCCATTATCACTTATTGCGATACCAGTTAGAAATAGCTCTAAAAGACAAGATATTGTTTTAGATCTATTTGGTGGTTCAGGAAGTACATTAATGACTTGTGAACAGTTAAATCGTATCTGTTATACGCTTGAATTAGATCCACTCTTCTGTGATGTAATCATAGAACGCTTTGAAAAATCAACAGGTATCATTGCAGAACTTGTAGAATAAATAAAAAAAGCCGAGTGCAGCTAACACTCGACTAATTCCTCAGGATACAAACACCCCGAAGACACAGAGAATTCCCACGCGTGGATTTTCGACACCCTCTGTGTCTTTTAGCATTTTATCAAATGCGGGGTGTTTTAACAATGGGAACAAAAGAAGAACATGAAAAAATTGATATTTTAGGTTTGGAATTAGAGAAAGAATTTGAAGATGCCGAAGATTATGAACAATATCGAAAAATAATAAGAGCCACAATGGCCCAATGGTTAAAAAATCTGAAAAATGGTGAAATCAAACTAACTTCAGTTAGTGATCTAAAAACTCTTATTGAAGCTGATAAAATACTTAGAAGTTAGGGGAGGTGCGGTCAATGGCAAGAAGTGAAAAAGAGCCATCAAATAAAACAAAAGAGAGATATGACTTGTTTGTTGACTGTTATCTGCAAACTTTTAATGCAACACAATCAGCAATCAAAGTGGGTTATTCCCAAAAGACAGCCAGACAACAAGGACACAAGCTATTAACAAATGCTTACATTAAAGAAAAAATTCAATTGGAAATGAAAAGACTACGCAATCGTATGAAGGATGAGGGATTGCGTAGTTTTTCAATGCTGTTAGATATAGCAATGCAAACTGAAGGGAAAATACAAGCTCACAACGAAGCTGAGATAGCAATTGATAAAATAAAGTCTGAACTTAGCGATTTAGAGCTCGAAATGCTTAAGGCTAATAACGACTTAGAAAAAGTACAAAAGGCAGCAGATGCTATTGATGGTCGAAAGAAAGAAATGCGAAGCCACAAAAGAAGTCTTTTAGAGCAGATTGACTCCATAAAAAAAGAATATTTTGAACTGAATCTTGAAAGAGTTGTGTTACTAAATGAATTGTCAAAGCATCAATCTCGTTATCTTGATGCCAAGGAATGGGAAAAATTACAGAATCTAAAGAAATCTATTTTCCAAGACATTTTAGACCGAGGCGGATTTAAAGCAATTGACCAGATACAGCATAGCGGAAAAGTGGATGTTAATCCGCTTGCGAATTTGTCGGAAAAAGAATTGAGGCGATTAGCAAATGGACCAAGAGCAACTTGATGCATTAGCTAACGCTGCATTGGAAGAACTAGCTAGACGAAATTATGGGGATTTCTTTTATTTGTCACATGGTAAACAATGGGATTTATTAAGACATCAGAAGTACATTACAGATCGACTTCAAAAAATAATTGATGGGGAGTAAAAGTATTATATTATCGAAATACCTCCCCAACACGGTAAATCTACTGTAATTACAGAGACATTTCCAGCTTATTATTTAATGAGACATCCAGATAGTCTGGTGATGGTTGTTTCTTATTCAAAAGAATTATTCCAAAAGTTTGGCAGAAAGAACCGCGAAAAGTTCCGCTTGTTTTCGGACCAATTATTCGGCTTACAAATAAGCTCTGAAACTTCATCTGTCAGTGAATGGGGAGTTGAAGGCCATCTAGGCTCGCTTTATAGTACTTCTATTCTAGGCGGTGCAACAGGGCGTGGAGCAAGGCTTTTAATTATCGATGATCCGATAAAAAATAGGGCAGAAGCTGAATCTAAAACAATTCGCGATAAAATATATAATGAGTGGCAAGACACTTTCTATTCTCGTTTAACGGCTGATGCCAGTGTCATTGTAATCATGACTAGATGGCATGAGGATGATTTAGCAGGTCGTCTGTTAAAAGAACAAACATTGCCTTGGGAAGAAATTAAAATCCCTGCCATCGCGGAAGAAAATGATTTATTAGGAAGAAAACCAGGAGAAGCACTGGCACCTGAAATCGGGAAAGATGAAGAGTGGGCTGCTAAAACAAAGGCAGTTACTGGTTCTCGTGGTTGGGCTGCTTTGTACCAACAACGACCGACGCCAGCAGGTGGTAACATTTTCAAACGTTCATGGATTAAGTTCTATGTGCCAACATTATCCAAAAAAATTGAATTAAGTTTAGGCGATGACGTGGTTATTTTACCACGTCTTTTTGATAGACAAGCTCAGTCTTGGGACTGTACTTTCAAAGACACCGAAACATCTGACTATGTATCTGGTCAGGTATGGGGCAAGAAGAGAGCCGATTTTTATTTATTAGACCGTCATCATGAGCGCATGGGCATAGTTGAAACGATGAAAGCAATCAAAGTTATGTGTAATAAATGGCCTAAAGCCAGAGGGATTTATATTGAGGATAAGGCAAACGGAACCGCTGTTATTGAGATGTTAAAGAAAAAGATATCTGGAATAGTTCCTGTGACTCCAGATGGTGGAAAAGAAGTTAGAGCCAACGCAGTTGCTCCTCTTTGGGAAGCAGGAAATATCTATCTTCCTCACCCTTTAATTTGTCCTTGGGTAAATGACTTTATTGATGAACTAGTAGCGTTCCCAAATGCAGAACATGATGATGACGTTGACAGTATGACCCAATTGTTAAACAAAATGGTCAGCAAAGTAAGTTTAAGAGAAAGGTATCTTGACAATTAAAAATTTGAAAGGCGGTGAGTAAATGGGGAATATAGCTAATGAAGCTAAGTTATTAAAGTTGGATGGTAAAGCATATCGAAGTGACTTTATGCTTGGAAATGGTAAAGGACACGCTAGAGACAATTTATCTAGACAAAGACCAGGTATGAGCAAGAGATTGTCACACTCACAATTAGAGTCGCTTTACTCGTCTAACTCGATGGCGAAAAATATCGTGGACATTCCGGCAGAAGACTTAACTAGAAATGGGTGGAGTCTCAAAATGCAAGATGATAAAGTAAAAGCTCTGTACGAAAGTAAGCTGAGACAACTGAAGGCTAAGGAACGATTACAACAACTATTCACGTATGAACGATTATATGGAGATGGATTCGTAAGTATTGGAACAATAGAGAAAAGAGAATACTCTCTAAGTGAACCATTAGACTTTGAAAATATTAAAAGTGTTCCGTATATTAATGCATTCTCAGGCAAAAAGATTAGTAATCGAATTATTGATGAAGATGTTTTTAGTCCAAACTACGGACAGATTGAATCTTTTGAAGTCAATAACAGATCAAACAATAGTCGTATCCAGTTGTTAAATAATACGACATACAGTACTGCGACTAAAATTCATCGATCGCGAGTGCTGCATCAGCAAAATTTACGCTTTGAAGATGAATTAGAAGGATCATCTTTATTAGAGAATCTTTATGATATCTTAACTGTAGCAGATACGTCTGTGTGGTCAGTCGGGCAAATACTGTATGATTTCATCTTTAAAGTCTATAAGTCATCAGATGTACGTAGTTTAACGGCAGCAGATAAAGCGGAGATTGCCATGAAAATGGATTATAAGTTCAGAACTGAGGCACTTGCCATCATTGATTCTGAGGAAAGCTTAGGTAAAGAAAGTTCACCAGTTTCGGGTATTGGGGAACTTCTAGATTTTGTTTGGGATTATTTAGCAGGGGCTGCTCGAATGCCTAAGACTGTTTTAAAAGGGCAAGAGGGCGGAACTGTTACTGGAGCACAATATGATGTCATGAACTACTATTCTCGTATAACTGCCATACAAGAAAATCAATTAAGACCGCACCTTGAATATCTCATGCGGTGTCTAATGTGGGCAGAGGACGAATGTGGTGGTCGACTTGACCCTGATTCAATCGAATGGTCTATTGAATTCAATCCACTTTGGAATGTTGACAGCAAGACAGATGCCGAAATACGTAAGTTGACAGCTGAAACAGACAAAATTTACATCGAAGCTGGTGTATCTGATCCAGAAGATGTCCATGAAGCGCGCTTTGGTCGGTTTGGCGTAACTGAAACTTCTAAATTTAACGCAGATAGCTTAACACCAGACGAATTAGACATAATGGCTGCTGCTGTCTATACGAACTATAAACGGGTAAGGGATCATGAAAAATAATCCAAAAACGAGATATCCGTTACGTTTAGAAGAAAGCTATGCTAAAAACATTCAGAAGGCCGTAAAAGAAATAGAAAAAGTTTCGTTATATGAATTTGATAAGTATTTAGCACCGATGATAGATGAAAATAAGCTAGTAAATGATTCAAAGTTTATTCAAGACGGACTATTCGATGCCGCATCGAAACTAATCAAAAATGCGCAAACATACTTTTTAGGTATTCTTCAAAACAGAACCGCACAAAAAATAGTTCGTAAGTATATTAATAGTGTTAACGCATTTAACAAGTCTAATGTGAACTCTCAACTTAGCGCTAGAGGAATAAACCAACTACAGACTGAAAAATGGTTAGACAGCTATGTTCAAGCTAAAATAGCGGAAAACATCAGTTATGTCACTAATATTCGTGATGATTACTCAAAAAAGTTTGAACAGGTTATTTATCGCGGAATCACAGAAGGCAAATCTTCAAACGAGATAAGAGAAGAGCTTGTTCATCAAGCTGGTATGTCATCAGACAAAGCAGCGTTTATTGCTCGTGATCAGACAGGTACTATTTTAGGTCAGATGAATAGTGAACGCCAAAAACGAGCGGGATTTCAAGCTTTTAGATGGAGTGATAGTGGAGATGAACGAGTTAGGGATTCTCATCGAGAACGTAACGGGAAGATTTACTTTTATGCTGATAATCCATTATTACCAGGCGAAGAATATAATTGTCGCTGTGTTGCTGAACCAGTCGACGATGAAGAATTGCTTGAAGAAAGCATTGATCTTGGCCTTTCTAATCAAGAAGAGCATGCGGTCAAGACATATGTTAGCTCTGAAGCTTACAAATTAAACGATAAGCTAAGAAATGGTTATCAGTTAGATGAAAGCGACTTGAAATTGATAGACAATTTAGACAAAGCGTTAGACAAAATGACCAACTATGATGGTGAAGTAACACGTTCCATGTTTTTTGATAGCAGTGATGATCTAGTGAAGTTTGCTAACAACTACAATTTAAATGATGTTGTTCAATTTCCTGAATACATTTCGACTACAAAAGACATTTACTCAGAGCAAGACTCGTTAAGATTTGTTATAATGAGCTCAACTGGAAAAGATTTAGGTTCTTACAACAAGTCTGAAAAAGAAGTTCTGTTTAATCGTGATGCCAAGTTTATTGTTAAAGATAGATATTTATTGGATGGAAAACCATATATAGTACTGGAGGAGTACCATGAATAAAGATGAGAAAAACAAACGTAGATGGGAAGACGTTCCCAAATCAAAAAGTCTAGGTTACCCAGATGAGATGACAAAAAAAGAAATAGATACATCGAAAAAGAAAGATAAAGATTTCATGCAGCAATTGAAGAAATCTTTAAAAGAAAAAGAAGAGTAGCACCGACCTTATAGGTTGGGGCTATTTTTTATACTCAAAAAACAGGAGGGACATTAATGGATAGTCAAAAATTTATTGATTTATGTAAAAAGCATGTAGTTGATTTTGCTAACAGTCAATTGGATTACACAGATCAAAAAAAAATAAGCGAGTCTGATATTTACGTGGTCTGGTTAGCGAAAACCCTGCAAAATAATAAAGCATTATTAAGTACCAATCTATTTGATGGTATGTATTACGAAGTTACCTTCGACGGTGATAAAAATGAACTATATTTCGATGCTTATAAAAAGTGGAGAAATATCAGGTTTGATGTAACTGAAGGAGGTGATCAAAATGGCTAAAGAGAAAAAAGCTTCTAGTAAAGAAGAAAACAAAAAAGAGTTGTCAAAAACTACGCAGAAAACGACTCATACTGTTTCTGAAGGAGAAACTGCTAGTGAAATTGCGACACGCTATCATATGAGCCTACGAAAATTACTGGATCTTAATGAGTTAGAGTCGAGTAATCAAGTAACCGAAGGCATTCGCTTATTAGTCGAATAATGGGGTGAAGACATGGTAATTAGATATGACAAAGCCTTTATTAAGGATTTTAAAGAAACTGATGAAGGTTATTTGACAATCACAGCTTGTCCAATTACACGACCAGGTGTTTTCCCTTACCGTCGAACTGATGGCGGATTATCAATGGAGGCAAAATTGCCTGATGAATTATTTTCTAAGACAACTGTACTTTCAGCAAATGCTAAGCCAATGACTGATGATCATCCGACCGAACCAGTAACAGCAGCTAATTACAATAAATATTCAAAAGGCATGACTCATAATGATGCTCACGTTTTAGATAATAAGCTATTGGTTTCGTTCACAGTTACAGATGCAGATACAATAAAGAAAATTAACGATGGAAAACGAGAACTGAGCATCGGCTTTCAAGCAGATGTTTCAAAAGAAACTGGCGTGTATAATGGCATGCAATATGATTCCGTTCAGAGAAACATGCAAATTAATCATATTGCTATAGTAGATGAGGGGAGAGCTGGTCCCGAAGTTGCTATTCGGGGAGATTCAGTCGCTTTCATGATTGATACTAAAGATAAACAAACAGGAGGAAATGGAATGTCTAAATTAATTATTGATTCAAAGGAATTTGAAGTGGATTCAATTGTAAAAGCAAAATTTGAATCTTTAGAAGCAAAATTAGATGCAGCCGAACAACGTAAAGCAAACGTTGAGAAATTAGAAGGTGAGCGAGATGCTTTAAAAGCTCAAATTGATAAGTTGAATAAGGAAATTGACGAAGCAAAGAAAAAAGAAGTAACTGCAGATGCTTTGGATAAGCGTGTTCAAGATCGTGTTGATCTAATTAATAAAGCACAAAAGTTTCTTGGTGATTCAGTTGATTTCACTGGCAAATCTGATCGTGAAATTAAAGAATCAGTAATTGCCAAAACATCACCTGACTTTAAAGGTGATGGAAAATCTGACGATTATATTGCAGCATACTTTGATTCAGCAGTTGCAAATGTGGAGAAAAAAGGATTTACAAATCCAGCAGCGTTCAACGATGCAAAAGATAAAGATAAAGAAGCAGCGGAAGAAATTGAAAAACAAAAAAATAACCGTTTGAACATGAACAAAAAGGAGGATAAATAACTATGACTATTCCTTATCCAGAAAAGTATATGAAGCCTGAACTTGGTATTGGAAAATTAGCTAATTATCAAGGTGTACAAGCAGATAGTCTTGTCGTTGGTGTTGGTGGTTTAGGTTTCGGTGTCGGCGTGCAAGTAACAGAAGACGTTGCTACCACATATAAAGATGGGCAATTTTATGGTATTTCATATGCTAAAAATTATGTAGAAGAAATCCCTTATGGAGATGCAGAAAAAGTTGGTAAATATAAAGAACACGAAATGGTACCAATTTTACGTAAAGGGGCTATTTGGGTGAAAGTTGATGAAGATGTTTTAGCAGGAGAAAATGCAAAAACTTTATCAACTGGAAATTTTGGAAAAGCAACTATTAGTTCTGATCCAGCTACGACACCATCAGATACCGTGATTGGTACATTCAAAACATCGGCATCAGCTGGTAGTTTAGCAGTTTTACAAATTAACTTACCTTAAAAAACTAGGAGGACAACTAAATGGGAAATGATGTAACAGCAACTTTAGAAGCACGTGACCTACAAGCAATTGATAAGGTCATTTATCAAGCACCACAGGAGGAACTTGTGGCGCGAACCATGTTTAATGTTAAAACAGATATCAATCCAGGAGCGGAAACATACGCATATAATGTTATGACTAGAAGTGGCGCTGCAAAAATTATCGCGAATGGCGCAGATGATCTGCCTTTAGTTGACATTGATATGAAACGTTATCAATCACCAATTTTTACAATTGCTGCTGGTATTCGTTATAGTCGACAAGAAATTCGTCAAGCTCAAATGATGGGAACTTCAATTGATGCAACAAAAGCAGAAGTGGCACGGCGTACTATTGCTGAAAAAGAAAATAGCTTTATTTTTGTGGGAGATCCTAAAGTAAACCATAAAGGTGTTGCGAATGCTGAAGGTATTCAAGTTATTAATTCACCTAAGAAGTGGAAAGAAATGACTAGTGAAGAGATTGTTGAACAATTACGTACATCTCGAGCTAAAATTACTATTATTCCAGGATTTAAAGGATCTAGTCTAAAATTAATGGTTGCTCCAGAACAATATGAAGAATTGAATCGTCGTTATGGTGAATATGATGCACGATCAATTATGAAAGTTGTTCAGGAGAATGGCTGGTTTTCATCTATTGAGCAAGTTTATGATTTAAAAGGTGTAGGTACTGATAATTCTGATTCATTTATTATCATGGATACAAAACCATCAACTTGTGAAATTTTACTTCCAGAAGACATCGTCCGTTTAGAAGTTGAATGGTCTTTTCCAAATTGGAAAGTACCATTTGTAGAACGTTGTGGTGGTGCGTTAATTAGAACGCCATATGCAATTGTTCGTGTGGATGGTATTTAAAAATAAGGAGGTAAAGATTATGTTAGTACACAATAAAGGTTCATATATTAGACATATTGGAAATATTCGATTAATTCCAGGAGTAAATGATTTAGATAATTCAGATGCTGAAGCATTTATTAAAGGTATGGAATTACCATTAAATAAATCGTTGGAAAGATTAGGAGAAATTGAGATTTTGGACCATATAACAAAAGGAAAATCAAAAAAAGCAGTTGGTTTTACTGAATTGAGTGCCAATAAAGCAGTAGAATCCATTGCTGATACGTTCGATTTAGAATTGTTGGAAAAATGGTTGGAAGAAGAGCAAGCAAACAAAAATCGCACAACTGTAGTCAAAGCAATCGAAAATCAAATTGATGATATTAAAAACCCTGATGAAGACAGCGTAGTTAATCCAGAATAGGAAGTGGTACTATGCCAAAAAGCACAGTTGAAAATGTTAGGTTAACAGCTGCAGAACTAGTAGGGGTTAACAATGATTCTATTAAGTTGTTTATTGATGATGCTTGGCTAGAAGTAGATGCATTGCCATTTAAAGAAGAGGTTAAGGAGAAAGCGTGTCGCTATCTCGCTTGCCATCTAGCCGTTTTGAACAACCAAAATACTAAATCCGAGCAAGTAGGCTCGCTAAAAAAAGAGTATTCGGGTTTTCACTCAACTTTTACCGACCTAAAAAGAACCGTTTATGGCCAAGAGTATTTACGCCTTTACAACGAATACGCTAAAAAAGGTTCATTGAGTTTGGTAGTGATTTAATGAAAATAAATGAAATAAACAGAATTCCTCAAATTATTAAAGAATTATCCTTGCTAAAAAGATTTGTTATACAAATCGGAATATTTGGCTCGGATGATTCTTTTATGGCTATGATTGCAAACGTCCATGAGTTCGGTTGTACGATAAAACCTAAAGGAAAATACTTAACTATTCCTCTATCAAAAAAATATAAAGGAAAAAGTCCGAGAGATTTTGATCTATTCTTTATGCAAACAAAAGAAGGGCATAAGTTTTTAGTAATGAACAAAGGAAAAGATCAGCTTGAGTTTGCATATATGTTAACTGAGAAAATCACAATACCAGAGCGTTCATTCTTGCGCTCGACTTTTGATGAGAAAAATAAAGAGTGGTCAGATTATTCTTTGACGTTAGTTAAAAAAGTAGTAGATGGAGAATTGACCGCTAATGAATTAATGAATCACTTAGGCCTGCGCATTCAGCGAGATGTTCAGCGAACGATTAGAAATTTATCTGATCCACCTAATTCACCAATAACAATTCATAATAAAAAATCAAGTAATCCATTAATAGATACAGGGCGTTTAAGGCAGGCTGTAACATATAAGGTGGTGAAAGGCTGATGCAAAAACTAGACTTCACTTCTGTTTTGGATAGTTTTGGTATTCCAATTACCCTACTAGTCAAACCTGAAAAAGAAGGCACCTATGTTCATGGAGAGTGGTTTCAAACTCCTTATGAATCATGGGAAAAGAGAGAACTGAACGATCCTGTAATTCCAAGTAGTCTCATCACACAATTGCCAATGCAGGCTAAATATGGAGACGGTGGTAGATATGAAGAATACGATTTGATTTGGTTCTCATCTGAACAAGTACCTATAAAATCACGAATTTTAAAAGAAAATAGGGTCTATTCAGTAGAATCTATAACACCGTATACTGATTATTCGAATGTTACGCAATATGGTTTAAAGGCGGTGCAGGGTCATGACTGAAAGTTATAACTATGGTTTGTTGGCAAATAAGCTGATAGAAGTTGTCCAAAAAGTTACGGGATGTCAACTTATTGAAAGTAGTACAGCTGGACCTCAACCAGACAAACCATTTTTTTCCTATGAAGTTATCTCGCCGTACATTCCAGTGACGATAGATGTCACTGATAATGAAGTATTTGAATTAGTAGTGTCTATTAAATGTCACACTGATTCTAGTATTCAGGCGCTTAATTTATCAGAGCAATTGAGGAAATATTTGAATAGCTTTTCTGTAAAAGTGGGATTACAAAATTCAAGAATAATATTAGTTAAAACAACCCAATCTAAAAAACGAGATAATTTCATTAGTATTGATTACGAACGTCTAGCTGGTTTTGATGCTCGTTTTAGAGTTCAAGACAGTTATGTTGACAATGCGGTAATTATCGAAAATATCGAATTACAGGAGGAAAACAAATGATTGAAAAAATTACAGATGTTAATGTGAAAATTGACATTATGCATCCGCAGCCCATTGTTGGATTAGGAAATCCAGCAATTTTTGTTCAAGGATCTACTCAAAACTATAAAGAATATACAAGTTTAGAAACATTAGCAAAAGATTTTGCTACAACAACTACTGTTTATAAAAAAGCAGAAACTATTTGGAAACAGGAAAATAAACCACAAACTATTGCAGTAGTAACTTTTGCAGCAGATACCCCTACTAGTCCAGAACAACCAGATAGCTTAATTGCTGGAAGTGGAATTATCGCCGCAGCTACAAGTTACTTTTATAATGATTGGCATTTTGCATTATTAGCCAACTTTGTCGAGGCAGATGCTTTGGCACTATCAAATTTAATTGAAGAAAACGAATTTAAGTTTTTAGTAATTCAGACAGCTACAGTTGATGAATTAACAGTTTTTACAGGGAACAATCTAACTATCGGCTTAGTTCATCCGTTAGAAGAATTTTTAGATGCTGCATTAATTGGTAATACTGCAAGCTTAACAGTCGGAAGTGTTACTTGGAAATTCCGACATAATTTAGTAGGGATTACACCTAACACATTGACTACCTCTCAGCTGCAAGCGATTGAGAAAGCTAATGCTATTGCTTATGTATCAAAAGCGGGAATCCCCCAAACATCAGAAGGAAAAACAATGAGTGGCGAATTTATCGATGCCCTGCATGGGGATCACTGGGTTAAATCAAACATTGAAACGAATGTTCAGCGCTTGTTATCAACGACAGATAAATTAACTTTTGATTCTAATGGGATTGCTTTATTAGATACAACCGTTGCAAATGTTTTGGAAACTGCATTTAATAACGGAATTGTAGATATTGTAGATGAAACTGGTGTTGGAAATTATAGTGTGACTGCTTTAGGACGTCAAGATTTAAATCCAGATGATATTGCAGCACGAAACTATAAAGGATTATCATTTAAATACAAACGTTCTGGAGCAATTCACACTGTTGATGTTACTGGAACAATTGAAGTCTAAAGGGGGAACTAACTAATGCAAAGCATGACAACTTATGATGCCAAAGAGGTATCTACTATTATTGACAATGTCGTCCAATTTGGCTTTCAAGATGGCGATATGGTATCTTTTTCAAAAGATAATTCGTATATTGAAGTACAAACAGATGCCCAAGGACAATCTAGTGCTGCGAAGAACAACGATAATTTAGGGACTTTTACAATTAACTTGTCTCAAAATTCACCATGTAACAAACAGTTGATGGCTTTAGCTAATGGTCGTAAAGAATTTGCAATTTCTGTGACACATTCAACTGAAAAAGCATGGGCATCAAAAGCCTATATTGAAAAAACACCTGATGGATCGTTTGGTAAAGGCGTTCCGACTCGTTCTTATACGATTAAAGCATTAGATTACAAACACGAATATAACTAAGCGCTTAACATCTCGTTAAGTGCTTTTTATTTAACTTTAGGAGGAATTTATCATGACGAAAAAAGATGAAGTAAAAGAATTAGAAGTGAAAAATAACATTCCAGAAGCAGAAAAAAAACCATTTAATAAGTTCGGAAAACAAGAAAAACATACTGTTGAAGATGTGGAATATACATTTCAATTCCCTGGAACACGTGCAGCTCAAGCGATTTTAGATAACTCAAAAGGACCATCAAATACTTTTTCTGACGTTGCTTATCACTCTCAACTTATGGACTCAGTTATTGTTACACCAAAATTGAACTGGGACTATTGGGATGAACACGAAGGATATCGTGAGGTTATGGCATTAGCCGACAACTTTCTTGGTCGAATGCTTAACTAGCCCTAATCCGAGAATTACGGAAAGAGAAGTTCAAAAAGATATGTTTAGGTGGCTGCCTGTAATAGCAGGTATTGCCACTAAAGATGAAGTCGAAATTGCCACGGCAGAGGAGCTAGCAGTTTGGAACGAAGTAGCCTATCAAAAAATAAATCTAACTAAATCAAGAGGAGGTGTCATCTAATAATGGCAGATGCGTTACGTAGTTCAGTAATCGAACTCGATTGGAAAATAAATAATAGATCGTTAGAGCGTGCCAATGAAGAAACTGATAAAATTCTTGCTAAAGCTGCACGAATGGAAGGTACTTATCAAAATTCAGCAAAATCCATAGATGGCGCCACAACCTCTTTAAAAAGAAATAGTGAAGGTTTAAAACAAAATACAGATAAAGTTGTCCAGTTCGGAAATCGAGCAAAAGATTCTATGCAAAAGACAACAAACTCTGCTAAACAAACTGAAAAACAAGTAAAAGATGTTGGAAATCAGTTTGATAAAAGTAAAAATTCTGCAAGTGTTTTCGCTCAATCTAGTGCAACATCTCTAAAAGTAGTTGGAAAAGCTGCGAAGGGTGTACAAACAAGTATTGGCCATATAGGTACTGTTGCAACAAAGGCTTCAGATGTTGCTTGGAATGCTTTTACAAAGATAAGAAATGGTGCAATGATAGCTGGTGCAGCAATCGCAGGAGCAGGCAAAAAGGCCTTTGACTATGCATCTGATACTAATGAAGCTTTAAACAAAGTAGAAGTAGCTTTTGGTGATAACAATAAAGTTGTAGAAGATTGGTCGAAGTCCACACTGACTAATATTGGTTTGGCACAAGGTACAGCGTTAGACTTAGCAGCTACATATGGAGATATGTCAACTTCAATGGGTATTGGCACAGAAGAAGCTGCAAAAATGTCTACTTCATTAGTTGACTTGGCAGGAGATCTTGCTTCATTTAAAAATATAGGAATTGACCGTGTAAATACTGCGTTAAATGGTGTATTCACTGGTGAAACTGAGGCGTTAAAAGGTTTGGGTATTGTTATGACTCAAACCAACTTGGAACAGTTTGCGATGGCGAGTGGAGCGTTGCAGTCGTCAGTAGATAATTCTAAGGCTGCTAAAAATGCCATGGCAAGAGAAAAAGCTCAAGATCGTTTAAATAAAGCTATAAAAAAACATGGTGAAAATTCAATTGAAGCTAGAGATGCCCAATTAAAATTAACTGAGGCAGAATCTAAAGGTGAAGAAGTTCAACAAGCGAAACTGGACTCGCTTAGTCAAGAAGAACTAGTTCGTTTGCGTTATAACTATGTAATGTCCAAGACGAAAAATTCGCAAGGTGACTTCGCCAGAACGAACACTGAAGCGGCAAACGCCAGTCGTGTTTTTACAGAATCAATAAAAGAAACATCGGCGAAGTTAGGGCAAGGTTTGTTACCAATATTCACGCCACTAATTATCAAAGCGACAGATTTTGTAAAAAAAGGTGAAGAAATACCAGATATGTTAGAAAATGTTGGCGCAAAAGTTGAGCCAACAGCAAAACAGGTAATGAAACACTTTGGACAAGCAAAAGATTATTTTGTTGATGAAATAATTCCTACAGCTAAAAAGGTAGGCAAAGCTATAGGACCTGGCATTGCAGAAGGCGCTAAAAATATGTTTAACGTAATGGATAAAGGGTTTAAATATATTATTAAGCCAAGCATTCGTATACTCAAAGAATTTACTGATGAAAACCCTGTGGCTATGAAACAAGTTGGCAAATGGGCCACGTATGGTATTGGCGGTTTACTTGGGTTTAAGTTAGTAGGTAAACCGCTGTTGGGCGTCTCAAAGGGAATTTTAGGTATTATCGGAAAACTAGAAAAGCTTGGAAACACTGCTCAGAGAGAAGCTTTTAAAACAAGAAAGGCTTTAGAAGATGTTGATTCTGCAGCTCAAAAAGCTAGCACACCAACGCATACTACTGCTAGTCCAAATATACAGGAATCCTTACCTGTTGGATCTGTTGGCAAAATAGGAAAAGGCGCTAAACTTTTTGGCGGAGTGAGAAGGTTTGCCAAATCGGTTCCTTTATTGTCTTATATTTCGGCAGGTTTAACTTTAACTCAAATTAATAAAAATAATAAGTTTGAAAAAATTGGTGATTCGTTAGGTTCTATCGTTGGTGGAGCATTAGGCGCTAAAGCAGCAACATTAGCTGGCGCAAAATTAGGTGCCGTAGCCGGAACAACGTTTGGTCCAATTGGTACTGTGATTGGAGGTATATTAGGGACAACGGCAGGATCAATTTTTGGAAGTAAATTTGGAAAGAAATTGCAAGAAAAATGGCCCGATATCTCTAAAAAAATTAGTGAATTATGGGAATCATCAAAGGATAATTTTTTATTGGGTCCTCTAGTTCAAGGTATTGATAAAGCAGTTAAAAAAAGCAAATCAGGAATAAAAGAAATCAAAGCTTCAGCAAAGGATTTATTCGAAAAGCCGTTTGATAATACTACTAAATCTGGTAATGGTGTATCTAAAGCTACTGCTAAGCGGATGAACTCTTTTATGAAAAACTATGAGCTTCTTGTTGATCAAGACACTACAGGTAAAATTGAAGGACGAGTTCTTACCAATGAAGAAGTTACTAAGCGATATAAAGCTTTAGAAGACATGCAGAATCAAGTTACTAAACAGCTGAATAAAAAGAAAGATAAATCTAATAGCAATCTTGATAAATTAGCTAGTATGGGAATTCTTAATGAAAAGGATGCACAAGGAGCCAAGGCTGCCGCTGACGAATTAGCAAAAGTACGAACAAATATGTTCTCTGAAAAAGTTCAAGATTTCAAGAAATTAGAAAAACAAGAATATGATGAATCTATTACTGCTACAGAGTATTACACAAATCGTATCAATGAAATCAAAGAAAAAGCAAGATTAGAAAACCGAGAACTATCAGAAAACGATAAAAAAGAAATTGAATCGTTAGAAAAAACCTCAGCAGCTGCTGTACGTGCTGTTGAAGAAAAACATGCTGCTGCTAATAAGTCGATTCATGAAGATATGAAAAATCAAGCTGTTGTTGCATTATCAGATTCAGCTAAAGAGCAAAAAATCATTATGGGTAATTTGAAAAATGCATCAGGTGAGATTAGCGCGCAACAGGCTGCTGATGCTGTAGCAGCTTCATATAAAGCAAAAGAAGGTACAATTAAATCTGCAAATGAAAAATATGAAGAAACAAAGCGCATTTTAGATGAAGAAAGATATGTCAATGGTACGATTACTCAACAACAATATGATGATGCATTAAAAAAAGCCCAAGAACAAAGAGACGGTGTAGTCAAAGAAGCAGAAAAACAACATGAAGATGTTGTAACGCAGGCTAAAAAGCAAGCGGAAGGTCATCTTGAACAAGTGGACTGGGAAACTGGACAAACATTATCTAAATGGGAAGTCTTTAAAAAGGATTCCAAAAAGAAATTTAAAGAGATTTGGGACGGAACAGTTGAAAGCGCTAAAAGTTTTGGAGAAGGTTTCAGTAAAACTATTAGTAATACTGTAGATGGCGCTCTGAAGATTTGGGAAGATTTTAAAACAGGTTTAGCACGAAAAATTAATGCTGTTACTAGCGGAATTAATGTGGTTCTAAAGTTTTTTGGATTAGATGAGATTCCACCATGGACTCCAACAGCCGATAGCAAAGCGGATGTCTCAGGATATAAACAAGGTAAAGGCGGCAAAATGCATGCTGCTGGTTCTCGAGGTGCTTCGTATAGTGGTCCATCTTTGGTTGGAGAAGAAGGTGTTGAATTAGCATATAACAAGAGCACTTCTTCAATGCGTTTATTAGGATCAAATGGTCCAGAAGTTACTAATATAGCATCGGGGGAACGGATCTTAAACCATTCAGATACAAAAGCTGTACTAAATGGTGGTATGGGGCAAGGAACAGTTTTACCAGGTTTCCATAAAGGTAAAGGAAATGGGCTTTCTGATTTTGTTGATAGTGCTAAGGATTTCGGTGCAAATACTGTTGATAAAATAAAAGACTTTGGATCTAATGCAGTAGATAAAGCAAAAGAAGTAGGAACGAAAGCTATAGAAAAAACTAAAGATATAGCTGAAACAGCAAAAGATTGGCTATCAGACCCGATTGGAAAAGTGACTGGCTTATTTAATAAGCATAACACTTATAAAAAGGGTAAAAATATCCAAGGTTTGGGACATGGTGTCATGAACAAACTAAAAGACACCAGTTCCGAGTGGGTAAAAAATAAACTTGAGGCTTTCAAAGGCTTTTTTGATTCCGAAGATGGTGGCGCTTTTGGTTCAGGTGCTTTTGCCCCACATTTTGGATCACCATTTGTTCGTACTTCTGATTATGGTAAGCGACCAGGTCTTTATGGGGATTTTCACACGGGTATTGATTATGCTGCTCCAACTGGAACGCCTATTCCAGCTCAATATCCTGGTTTGGTAGACTGGGTTCAATCTTCTTCCATTGGATTAGGTGAGCACGTAGGAATTAAAGTTGCTGATAATCTATGGGCTATGTATGGACATATGAGCCGCATAAGAGCTAAGATGGGCGATAAAGTTAAAGCTGGTCAAATCGTCGGTGATGTAGGTTCTTCTGGTTGGTCAACTGGTCCTCATGTTCATTATGAACTTAGAAAAGGTGGACCAAATGGCCAACACGTAAATCCTGATACTTATGGCGGAGCTGCTGGTGGTGTGGCGGTAGGTGCTGCAGGATGGGGTCCTCAAGTTAGAAAAGCTGCAAAACAAATGAATCAACAAGTAAGTGATGCAGAAGTAAACGGCATTTTAGCTCAAATCCAGAGGGAGTCTAGTGGTAACCAAAGTATTATTCAAAGTTCTGCTGTTTGGGATGTAAATACAGCTAGTGGAAACCCAGCTCGAGGATTGCTTCAGTACATTCCTCAAACTTTTAATGCGTATAAAGTTCGTGGTTATGAGAACATTTTGAATGGATTCCATCAGCTAATGGCATTTTTCAATAATTCAAATTGGAGAACAGATTTGCCATATGGACATTCTGGATGGGGACCAACAGGTCATAGATTAAGGGCTTATGCAAAGGGAGGCCGCCCTTCAAAAGGTGAAACAGTTTTAGTAGGAGAGAATGGACCAGAATTGTTCGAAGCAGATACAGCTGGAACTGTACATCCTCATGAAAAAACTAAAGCGCTCTTTAATCAAGGATCTCCATCTGTTAATTTTAGTCCTAATATTACTATCAACGTTGGGAATAATTCTGATAAATCTGTTGTTGGAGATATTAAAGAGGCTGTAAGACAAGCATTAGAAGATGAGTATGCAAAATTACTTAACATTCTAGGAACAGGAGAGGTTGTTTAATGGGATACATTCAGAGTGGTAAATCTAAAGTTGAGATTGTAAACGTCAGTGAGACTGTAACCAGTGCTGCTAATGTATCTCAATATCCTGTTGAATCAGGAGCACCAATCACTGACAATATGATGTATACAGGCGGTCCAGTCACAATTAGTGGCTGGATTCTCGCTAAAAATGGTAACGCTGCAGAGCAAGCTTACAATACATTAGTTGCATGGCAGAAAGATGTTCGTTGGATTGTTTATCGAGGCAGATCATATTTTAAAAATGCAGTTATACAAGATATCAGTAAAGGGTATGACACAGTGGAAAATGGTTTCACTATAACAATTACGTTACAGCCCATACGTGTAGCTAAGACTATTTGGGAGAAGATTCCACAACCGCCAGTTGCAAAACAACCTTCGAAACCAAGTAACGCTGTATATGTGACAGTTCAGCCAGGAAATACTTATTGGGGTTGGTGGCAACAATATGGTACGTCTATTCAGCAATTAAGAGATTGGAACAAGTGGCCAGATAGATTTATACCCATAGGCGCTCGTGCGCGTGTGAAATGAGGTGACTAAATGTCTTTAAGAGCATATATTCCTATTGATAAATATTCATTACCTGAAAAATTCGAAATACCTTTAGGTAATACAAATTACATTTTTGAGGTGGACTATAATCAAACAGAAAAATTTTTTACTGTAGATCTATATGACATAGATCATACACCGATAGCTATTGGTGAGCGCATGGTAATCGATGAAAGACTTTGGCAAGACATTGTAGATACTCGTTTACCTTCAGCAGATTTGGTGCCGATGGATGAGTCGGGAGCTTCAAAAGAAATAACTTTTGAAAATTTTGGTATTCAGGTTTTCCTTTATATAGATGATTTACCTCCGAATTATAATGTTCCAAGTTTGGAAAGGGAAGATAATTAAATGGGAAATACGCAATGGCAACGATTATTACAAATTGAAATACACGACAAAAATGGGAAGAATCGAGTTCTACTAAGAGCTGACTCAGGCAGGTTGGATCGGTTAGAAATTCACTTTACAGCACCTTTTTCTGATTCACCTAATCCATCTGAAGTGAGTGTGACAATATACAATTTAAACAAAAAAAGTATTGATTTTATTAAGAAAGGAAATCCAGTCTATATCCACGCGGGATATGCAGGTACTTCAAATGGAGTGATTACGTCAGGAACGATAGCAGAAGTAAAACCCTCTGTTCTAAACGGAGTAGATAGAGCAACAACATTTACTTTTTTAGAAGGTAAAGACTACTCGGAACAAAAAGAAGTAAATATTACTTTTAATAATGGAACGGATGCTCATACTATTATAAATCGAGTTGCTAGGGAAGCAAGTATTCCTTTGTCAGAAATCAAGTTAAAAAACAATAAAATATATGGGTCTGGCTACACAGCTGATGGCCAAGCAATGATGGTTTTAGAAGAGATTTCCAAAGCTTGTGACACATCACTATATTTTAAAAGAGGTCAACTTGTAATTAAAAATTTTCGAGATGGAAATAAAGAGAGATACAGATTAAGTCCTGAAACGGGACTTATTAACCAACCAACAAAAGTTGAAAGCCATGATTATACTGGTTGGTCTGTTGAGTGTCTTTTGCAACATAAAATCACTACAGGTACAGCAGTATATATCGATTCAAAAAATTTAAAAGGAAATTTTTATGTAAAAAATGGCCAGCACTCCTATGATGGTAGTCGATTTGTTACAACGTGTGAGGTGGTAACCTAATGAAAGAAACTGACTTAGCTTTTTTTCGATCATTTAAAAATAGAATTTTAAAAGAAATTAATGTTATGCAACTATGTCGAGTTGTCACTGTAAAAGGTGCAAGAGCTGATGTTCAGCCAATGGCATTAAAATCAGATGGAGGCAAAAGAGCATTAATACTAAACGCGTTGATCACTAAGCATTGTCAGTCTGATATCTCACAGGGAGCGGTTGTAGTAGTAGTTTTTTGTGATCGTGACATAGATAATTATAGAAGTTCAGCTGATTATTCATTATCATCTGATAGAATGCATAGTCAAAATGACGCTGTTATTATGGGGGTGATTGCTTAATGAGGGATTTGAAAATAGTCAATGGAGACTTATCATTTATTGACTATGGAATTTTACTAGTTGAAGGAGATTTAGAACTTGCACAAAGTGTATTCATGATCTTATCAATACGACTAGAAGAATTCAAATTAGATACATCCGTTGGTTTAGAAAGTGATAACATGTTTGGAAAAAATTACAATGAAGATTACTTGAAACAAGATATTACAGAAGCGATTTTAGATCAAGAACCTAGAATTAATAGTATTGAAAATATAGAAATTGTAAGAAACAATAGACAGTTGAATATTACAGTGGAGATGCTATCAACATTAGGTGATGAAGTGGAGGTGGTAATACGTGCTTGATGAAAATGGATTTAAAAGAAAAACATATGATGAAATACTCTATGATATGTCTGAAAAGGCAAAAGCCTTGTTTGGTTCGGATGTTAATGTTTCAGGACATTCTGTTCTGGGTATCATTATTCGTATCGTTGCATGGTTTTTATCTATATCTCATGAACTAACTGAAAGAGTTTATTATAGTGGCTTCATAAGTCAAGCTACAGGGGTTTCATTGGATCGTTTAGGTGCGAATAGTGGTATTTATAGAAATCCAGCTACAGTTGCAATGGTTGAGCTGGAGTTCTCAGGAAAACCTGGTTACATCATTAATGAAGGCGTACGTTTTTCAACAGAAAATAAAGTTATGTTTCAGATGATTGATATAGTCAAAATTGATGATAATGGATTTGGGAAGGGCCGCGCAATTTCTTTAGAAGAGAATGCTAGTTCAAACGTACCAGCTAATACTATTATAGTACAAGTGGAACCTACTGAAGAAATATCATCTGTTAATAACCCTGCTAGGGCAGAGGGTGGGGCAGAACGTGAAACAGATAAAGCCTATCGCGACCGAATTGGTATTTCTGTTCGTGGGAATCCTGGACCGCCAATAAACGGAATTTTAACTGCTTTGCTAGAAGTTAGTGGGGTACGGACCGCTAGTGTTGTTGAAAATAAAACAATGGAAACTGATTCGTATGGTAATCCACCCAAGTCGGTACATGTGCATATTTTAGGTGGAGTGAAAGACGATATTGGGCAGGCAATTTTTAAAAGTGTTGCCGCTGGGATTGACACTGTTGGTAATCAGGAAATTGAAGTAAAAGACTTAGGAGGATTTAGTCATATTGTTAAATTTGATTATGCAAAATCTGTTCCTATTTTTGTGAATATTTCTATTCAAGTAGATTCAAAATTTGAAAAAAACGGACAAGAAGAAATAAAAGTTATAGTAAATAATTACATTAACAATCTGACTATGGGTGAAGTAGTCAGATTTTCTTATATTTATCCATTAATTTATCAAATACCAGGCGTTGTTGTCGCTGATGTAAAAATTGGGTTATCTACTGAAACTACCGAAGCCAAAGACATTAATCTGAATCCAAATGAGTCAGCTGAATGTAAAACAGAAAACGTGGTGATTACTAGTGACCAAAAAGCTTAGAGATTATTTACCAGATCTATTCAATCGCGAAAATTCAAATATTTCTAAACTTCTTGAAATTATTGAGTTTGAAATTAAAGACTTGACTGATTTGCTGAACAAAGTAGCAAACTGGCGATCGATAGATGAAGCACGAGGGAAAGGATTAGATGAATTAGGTGCTAATGTTGGACAAGCAAGAGGAAAAACGACTGATGAAATATATAGAGTATTGATTCGTGGAAAGGTAGCTAGAAATACAAGCGATGGATCAATCGACAAAATGTTACATGCAATTGCGACATCTTTAAATTGTCATCCTAGTGATATCCATATTATATCAGCTAATGAGACGGTAGATGAAAAAGAACCTGCTTGTGTAATCATAAAAAAAGCTCCTCTTGACTACTTGAATAGTTCGGGTCTAAGTATTAGTCAATTTTTACAAATTGTCGAGAGTATCAGTGCTGGAGGCATTAGAGTAGCCTACGTTAATTTGGAGGGAACTTTTTCATTTTCAAGTACGACTGATATAGAGATTAGTAAAGAAGGATTCGCTGATATTGATGGTAATGTCGGAGGAACTTTGGGAGGAGTCTTTATTCCAGAAAATGATTATAAACTGCCGCTGTAGAAAGAGAGGAGAATGCAAATGAAATTTACAAAGGAATTGCCTGTTTGGTTAGCACCAGGTATTAAACCACCCGAAAGCTTAACTATCGATGGTTGGAAAGCTTCACAAAAACCACCAGCTGATTATTTTAATTGGTTCTTTAGCAGAACCCACGGAGCTTTAAAAGAATTGCAAGATAGTGCTACACATATTGAAGATTTTAATGCCCATAAATCAAATATAAGTAATCCCCATGCGGTAACAGCTACTCAGGTTGGTTTAGGAAATGTACTAAATCAAAAGCAGGCAACTAAATCTGAGTTTGATGCGCATGATCAAGATAACATTAGACATATTACAGATGTGGAAAGAAATAGCTGGAATGGAAAAGCAGAAAAAAATCACACTCAACCATGGTCAACAATTACAGGTATTCCAGATTCAACAATTACCAAAAAAGGGATCGTTAAGCTGACTGACTCAGTTACGAGCACGGATATACTGACAGCAGCAACTCCGAATTCAGTTAAACAAGTTAATGATAATGCTAATGCTGCAATGGCTAGTGCTTCTTCTGTAAATGATAACCTGACAAGCCATAAGATTGATTATAAAAACCCTCATAAAGTTACTTCTGCACAAGTTGGTTCATATAGCAAAACAGAAACAGATGACCTATTCATCAATAAATCAGAGGCTGAAAACGGCTTATTGGTAAGAAAAAATATTGAAATAACAGACTTAAATAATGCTAAAGAACCTGGCATATACTCGATTCCAGCTACAGGAGTTGAAAACAAGCCACTACCAAACTCTGGAAGTTTGTTCGTTAGTAAAGACCCAGGAGGAGTCAGACAACTATTTCAAACGGAAAGGACTATCGTTATTCGTCAATTTGGTGGGGTACCTTCGAACTGGACCGATTGGAAAGAAGTAGCATTTACAACAAATGTTGTAAATTTAACTGAACCTCAGAAAATAGGTGGAACAAAAGATTTTGACGAAATTCCACTAGTTAATCAAACACCAGTAATGTTACAAAAAGAGCAACTTTATGAAGCTTGGTATACACCTGGTAAAGATCATAATGATTTGCATAACCGTTCTCGTTTTTCAATTGGTGCGGAATATAGTAACGTTGGAAAACGTTTAGGATTACCAATGAGAAGTAACCCTCTACAATGGAATGCTGGTAGATGGTTAGCTACGGTTTTAAGAGATTGCAAATTGAATGTTCGAGCAGTCGTAAAAATACAAGCTGAAGGTAGCCGTGGGATTCCATATGCATATGTTCATTTAGGTAAAGGTTATGAAGAAGCTACAAGAGATATGGGGACTGCTGGTGGCACAGGCGCTATAACAGGAATTAATTATAAAAATTTTATCCCTGTTGAGTTAAATGTCAGTTTAAAAAAAGGAGATTATTTTTCATTCTATTTAGAAGTGTTGGAAGGGAAAAATATTAATTTTGTGCAAATGATATCAGCTCATATCACAGAACTGGTTTGATCTATAATATGAAATTTAACAAGGAGGATATATCATGAAAAAAATATGGAAATTTGGTCGAACAGGAGGTACAGAGCTACAGGTATCTGACGATTTCCCAGTGCAAGTTCCTTTTACAGATGTAGCTCCTTTAACAAACGTCAATTTAGAAGACCAATTTTTTATTCCATCTGAGAACAGATGGAAAGAAATTTCTAACCAATTAGATAAGGAAAATTTGGATAATTTAAGTATATTATATAAAAACCTTGAAAAGGATAATGAATTATTAAAAGCTAAAGCAGATAATCTTGCTCTTCTAAATTCTAAGCTAATGCTCAATGACCTTAATATCCAAAAAGAAAATACCCTCTTGAAAGCTAAAGCAAATGACCTAGCTGAGATTGGTGCAAAATCAATGTTATCCATTGTACAAATTACTGGAGAAATAGGAAAAATTAATGAGCAACTTAAAGGAGGTGCTAAATAATGTTTACTTTTGATGATGTTAAATTGATGTATGATTGGGGTCTTTATACTGATGATGAAGTAAAGCTATTTGTACCTACATGCATTACAGAAGAGGAGCTTAACGAGATTGTAGGGAAAGAAGGTTAGTCAGTTGGAGTTAGAGCAAAAAGTAAAAGAACATGAAAAACGTCTTGGTGATCATGATAGAGAAATAGGTCGTTTAGATAGACGAACGATAACTTTACAAGAGCAACTAAATGCAAATTTAGTTAGATTAGATGAGTCAAATAAATTCTTACGTGAACAAAATATGAAGCAAATGGAGCAAAATAGTGAAATTTTAAATGCTATTTTGAATAGAAATAGTGAAGCGGACGAAAGAAAAGATGAACTAAAAAAACTTAACACTGAAAATATATGGAAAGTAATACTAGCTATATTTGTTTCTAGTGGAGCAATAACTATTTTATTTAACTGGTTAAGCACATTTTTAGGAGGCGCCAAATGAAAATTAATTGGAAACATAAATTCACAAGCAGAAAGTTTTGGGCTGCAGTGACAGGAGTAATCGTTGCTTTGTTAGCAGTTTTTAATGTGGATGATTTAACATCTGAAAAAGTGGTCACTTTAGTAGCAGCTATTGGCTTATTAGCTGCATATATTGTTGGTGAAGGATTTGTTGATTCAAATAGAGGTAATTAAGAAGTCATTCTAAAATGGCTTCTTTTTTTATATAAAAAATTAAGAAAGAGGTTTTTACATGAAAAAGAAAATTTTAGCAGGAGCGCTTGTCGCTCTGTTTTTTATGCCTACAGCTATGTTTGCCGCAAAAGGAGACCAAGGTGTGGATTGGGCGATTTATCAAGGTGAACAAGGTCGCTTTGGCTATGCACATGATAAATTCGCTATTGCCCAGATTGGAGGCTACAATGCTAGCGGTATTTATGAACAATACACATATAAAACGCAAGTAGCAAGTGCTATTGCTCAAGGAAAACGAGCGCACACTTATATCTGGTACGATACGTTCGGTAGCATGGACATTGCCAAAACGACAATGGATTATTTCTTGCCACGCATCCAAACACCTAAAAATTCCATTGTTGCATTAGATTTTGAACATGGAGCTAGTCCTGATGTAAACGCCAATACGGAAACAATCCTATATGGCATGCGTCGAATTAAACAAGCAGGGTATACACCAATGTATTACAGCTACAAGCCTTTTACATTGCAGTATGTGGACTATCAGCGAATTATTAAAGAGTTCCCTAATTCCTTATGGATTGCTGCCTATCCTAGTTATGAGGTAACGCCAGAACCATTATATGATTATTTCCCTAGTATGGACGGCATTGGTATTTGGCAATTTACATCAACTTACATTGCTGGCGGCTTAGATGGTAATGTAGATTTAACAGGAATTACGGATAGTGGTTACACAGATACCAATAAACCAGAAACGGACACGCCAGCAACAGATGCAGGTGAAGAAATCGAAAAAACACCTAATTCTGATGTTAAAGTCGGCGACACAGTTAAAGTGAAATTTAATGTCGATGCTTGGGCAACTGGTGAAGCTATTCCGCAATGGGTAAAAGGAAACAGCTATAAAGTACAAGAAGTAACTGGAAGCAGAGTATTGCTTGAAGGTATCTTGTCATGGATTAGCAAAGGTGACATTGAACTATTACCAGATGCAACAGTTGTTCCTGATAAACAACCAGAATCTACTCACGTAGTTCAATATGGTGAAACATTATCCAGCATTGCGTATCAATATGGAACAGACTATCAAACGGTGGCGGCATTAAATGGATTGGCTAATCCAAATCTAATTTACCCTGGTCAAGTTTTGAAAGTTAACGGATCAGTAGTAAGCAACGTTTACACAGTTCAATACGGTGATAATTTATCAAGTATTGCAGCCAAACTCGGCACTACTTATCAAGCCTTAGCTGCATTAAACGGATTAACAAATCCTAACTATATTTATCCAGGTCAAACATTGAACTATTGATAGTTCTAATATAAAATAAGAATACACTTATTAAATTTCTCTTGAGTTGCCTTCCTCAAGGCAGCTCTTTTTAGGACCTTTAGCTCAGTTGGTTAGAGCCAACCGCTCATAACGGTTAGGTCACAGGTTCGAGTCCTGTATGGTCCATAAAAAACCTATTCCTTTTATCTAAGGAGTAGGTTTTTTTGAAAAATTATCTAATTGCATTAGATGAAAAGGGGCCAATTATTGAGAGATGATTATTGTGTTTACAGAAGAATACATAAAAAATGCCATACACTGACTGCTTATTTTTTATTATCATTGATCTTTAAAAAATATAACGAATTGTTTAGTCAGACTCCGTAGAATGTCCCACAAAAATAACTTTATCTCCGATTCGTATAGGTTGGTTTTCACTATCTATCGAAGTAATCTGAGTGGGATCAACTTCAAGCTCTAGTTTGGTATGAAATTGACCTAATACATTAGAGATAGGAGAAAGCATTTGTGTTGGTGTTTCACAGATAGACATCTTTTCATATAATTCTGTGATAGAAATTGAACCTTTATATGAATCGAGTCTACCTAGTACTTCTTTTGTATCCGGATCTACAATCTCTTCACCGAATTTATCTAGAATTTTAAACCTATCGCCTTTTTTTAAACCGTCAATTAAACCACCTGTTATTACAAATCTTGTACCATCGATAATTTTTGCTATTTTGTATGTTTTTTCGTTAGTCATTTGAGTTCCTTCTTTCATTAGTTAATTGCAAGAGTTCAGCTTTCTTTGTTAAGCTACTCAAATCTGCTTCATTTAAGTACTGCATAGCTAAGGTTATCAAATTGTAATAATCTAAATTCTTACGTTGTAATTCCTTTAAATCAGTCATTCGTCGCTCGCGCTCTTGAATTAAACCATCTCTATTTTTTGTAACTTTTAATAGTTGACTTTCAAGATTTTTAATTTTTTTGTCTTTTTCTATACATTCTTTATTAAGCGAATCTATTTGATATTTAATCAGTGTGGAAATAGCTATTACTAAAAAAATAAACAATAATACAATATATTTCATATTCCATTTTTCTAAATATAGTGGAATACAAGTAAAAATAGAAAAGCTAAAACAAGCAATGCTTATTTTCTTCAAGTCAATATATTTCAACAATAATCCTCCTTTCTAAAGATTATTTGTCCGTATACCGGTACGGATATTTTTATTATATCATGAAATAAAATAAGAACTATATAGTCCATAACAAAAGCCTCGTTTCCAGATGAAAATGAGACTTAATTTTTTTATGCACTAATCAAAGATTTCCTTACAAGCATTTTATCAATGACAAGTTGATTTCGTTTATTCGAGTGGCCATAGACAGCTAATTCAGTTTGTTCTGGTAGCATTAGTAGCATATTTGCTAGTTCATGTTTGGAGACGATACAGTTTATAGTTTCGTCCTGTGTTACTAATGAGAATCGAACTAGCATTTTTGGATACATACTTAACATTCTAACCTTTTCAACTACTCCTACATAATTAGTTTTCAT